ACCTTGATGTTGTTCACCATAATAACTTGCAATACCTGATTGCGCAATACTTATTACAGGAGTTAGTAATATTAAACTTAATAGTATTAATTTCTTCATAGGCAATTTATTTAGTTAATAAAAAAAATAATAAACCAAGGTGATCTTTGTCATCAGATACTTTTCTCTTAATCATCTATATTAGTGACTAAGTTGTAGTAGACAAATCTACACTGTATTACCTTGGTTTATTATAAAATAATGATAATTTAATTTTCTTCTGAATTCATAGCTTCATCATAACCACACCAATTATCAACACCAGCAGCATACAATGAATTCAATACATTTGAATCTTCTAAAAGAGATTCGTATTCTGATTTTGTAATAGTAATTGTTTCTTCCATAATTATTTAATGTTTAATAATGTTTTAATATAAAAAAACTATTGTACTATTTGCATATTCTCAAATATGATAGTGCACCTACATATTGTGTTTTGAATATGTTACTTTTGGTTGCGACCTCTAGGATTACAATAGTTTTTGTAAATAAATTTGAAGGGTCTAACGCTCCCTTGCTCGTACTCAGCTCACCTAAGTTAGTTTACTATTTTATCATCATAATAAACCTGTAATCATGTAGAATCGAACTACACTCCCTTCACACCAGTATGTCAGTAACCCATTTGGAATCGAACCAAACTTCGTTTCAGTAATAGGACTCGAACCTATGACCTCTGGACTATTACGCCTGAATGCTCTGCCTCTGAGCTATACTGAAAACCAAAATATTATTAAAGGAATCCGCTTTCCTATTAGGCTGGGCCATGTAGTTACTTTATTACTATTTCACTACTCACCCCGCCTCGACTCGAACGAAATTTAAAACAATGCTTATTAATGTCATTAATATAATAAATAATTTCTATTCCATAATTGTTTATCTTATAATTAATGAAGTATTCCTTTTTATATCAATATAAGAAGGAATACAAGTAAGGGTATGATTTCTTACTGCTTCTTTAATAGTAGTAATGAACGGTTTAAATTCCAGGGTTGCAAAACCCGCATCAACCATAGCTACTTTAGTTGTACTATCAATATCATCTTTAACTTTCCAACTCTCTGTTTGTCTTAATGAATAACTTGCATTATCAGTCTTAATTTTCGTCTCGCCTGCGAGTTCAATTGCTTCTTGAATAACTGAACGTGCATGTTCTATTCTTGTTTTACAAGCCTCTTTACGTGCTTTTAAACGCTTTTCTTCAACTTCATACATGCTTGCTTGGGATTCATTAAAGCTAATCCATCCTCTATAGTTATCTAATAGAGTTTTAAGATCACCATCAAAATTATTTAATAGATTATTAATTTCTTCTGTTACTTCTCCTTCACTATTAGTAAGAAGATTATCAAGTAACTGATATGTTTGTATAAGGTCAATTAGTGGATTGTTCATTTTAATATTTCTTGTGGTGTTATTTTAATTTCAAAAACTTTTGGATTTTCAATATCATCATTGTTAAGTAACACAAATAATGTTTCTGGAATACGAATATACTCTTGATTTCTAATTATTTTATAACCATAATTTTCACAGTAGATGCGAACAACATCATAAATGTCTTCATTTAAACAGAAATCTACGTTATTAACAGTAGTAGTTATGTCTTCTATTTTATATAATTTAGTAATCATAGTTATTTCCTATAAGATGAAAAAGATTATCTCTTTTAATTGCTGCATTATCTATTTCCTTATTATAAACACTCATAATCCATTCTTTTGTTACTTTTTGTGAATGGGAAGCATCCCAAGTATTAGTTTTTCCATGCTTAACAATTATTCCACTTGATGTCATTACGTAATTACCAGACAATAGAGGTGGGGGAGTAATATTTTTAAAAACTCCATTTTTATAAGGTTTTCTTATTTCGATATGAGTAACTTCCCAATAACCATCATCATAAGAAGTTACTATATCATTAATCCTAATTGTTTTGTCATAAATTAATTCATTCATAATATTTATTTAATTTGTATTCATATTGTCTAACATCTTTATGACAAAATCTATAATTTCTTTTGTAATTTAGTAATATCTTAATTAAACAATTTAATTTTTTTTTCATGATTTCATTATTATGAAAAGAATATTTTACCAACATGTATATAATTATAGATTATTTTTGTTTAAATAATATTTTTCTTCAAATAATATTTTTCTTCAAGTTCTAATTGTAATTTAATTTGTTTATTTAATTCGGTTTCAAATAAGTTAATATCACAATTTAAATCAAACGTTGCTCCATCCATTTCTTCTTCTGTTATTAAAGGATAAATTTGAATCTGACAAAACATTTTCCAAGTAACATTGTCGAAATAAAAAATTACATTTCCATATGGTTTTTTGAAAACATAATTAATGCTTTTATCACAATATTGTGGAACAATATCGTAATTGTTAATCATATTAAAAGATTGAATAGAACATTTAAACCTATTAAGAATAGGTTTAAATTTATTTAAAATTATATTTGTGAAGATAAGATATTCTTTTAGAAATCGATTACAGAAATGAATATAATCATCAGTTGTAAAGATATCTAAAAAATAAGAAAACAAATATAAAGTAGATGGATTTGTTTTATAATTACCACTACACTTATATTCATATTCAAGAAGAACATTGTTGCTACAACCATTAACTCCGAATGATATTCCTTTATCAATATTAAAAAGGATATTTTTAACATCTAATTCTTCAATCCATTTATCATCATAACTAAATTCTTCATGATTTCTAATGTTAATTGGTAAATCTTCTTCTTTACAATCAAACTCAATAGTAATACCATCATTTGTTTCACTACAGTATGTAGGAGAAATAAAAGTAACAGCATCTAATACACCTGCTGATTGACACCACTCTAAAACAAAACCTTTATTAATAAGAGCTTCTTTAACTTCTTTATATTTCATTTGTTGTTAGTTTATGTTATAATAAGTTATTGTACGGATGGGGGAAGTCGAATCCCCAAGAGTTTCCTCAATGGTTTTTAAGACCATTATGTTTACCAATTTCATCACACCCGCATTAATTTATTCTTTTACTATATCTACAATACCATATATCATACACCAATTCCAGCATAGGTGCATAATTAGAAATAAAGTACTCTTAGAACAGATTATAATTCTAAGAGTACATAAATAACTCACTTTAGAGATGTAAATGTAAGAATGCTGAAATCTTCTGTATATATGTATAATACAGTATAATACTGTTTATTGGTTCAACGTACTAGTTTGACTGAGACTGGATTCACATAAAAGTAAAGTCAAAAGTTATTAATTATTAAAATCTATTTCTTCAATCTGAAAAGGATAACTCATAGTTTTCTGCCATAGTTCATAATCTAAAGTATCTGTTAATATGGTATTAACATTGATATCATTAAATGTTAATGGTGTTATACTATTAAGGAAATCTAATTCAGTATGTTTATAAATATGACTAATAGGAAAGGCTTTAGGATAGTCTTTAGGTATACAATAAACATATTTGTCTTTGTTCTCTAGTAACCAACTTTCATTATAACTTGTGATATCTGAATCTTTCATGTATATAGATTGAATTTTTTATTAGTACAATATATTTTATTTGTTTGTATAAAGTATTGTTTCCAAATTTGTGTTTTAAAACAACGATCAGCTCTAAGATTGTGTAGTAATCTTCTTAAAACTACTTTTCTACCTTGCGACTTATTGTATTGATCTTTCTCATTACACAAAGCTATATTTCTTAATAGTTCTTCTTTTTCCTTAGTTTTTTTATCATACAAATAGAGTATACCTGTGGTTATTCTATCTTCTATGTTATGTTTAAAATCAACAATGAAGGTTTTATTATTGTTATCAATTTCAAATATCATTTTTTACCTGTTTTATAAATGGTTCCACAAACAGTGCATCTCCAACCACTATTACCAAATAATTCATTCATCCATCTTTTAAACTTACCAAGAGTTTTATCTTGATAAGTATGGATACAAGTACATTCTTTAATTGTCATCATGGGAATTAGTTATTAGTTGATTACAGTTACCTAAATTAATAAATATTGTTCCATCAGAATCTTCATACTTCCTATAATCAGATTCTATTAGTATATTACCTGTAATTGGATGATATACTATTTTTTCATTCTCTTGTAATATAATTGTTATGTTTTTAATCAGTTAATTGATAATCAGTAAATTCACCATGTAAGTAAACTAATTCTGTATCAGAATAAACTTCTATACTAATAACTCCTTTTAATTTTAATGAATCAATATAAGAAGATAATTCTTCTTCAGTTAACTCTTTAATTTCAAAGTTATACTCATTTTTACATTTACCTGTGTAACTAATTTCATAAGAATTATTCATGATAAGATAAATTAATTATTAATTAAGAATAAGGATTCATTATAAGGCGGAAGCCAAAATTGCTGCTCCGGTAGTCGGGGGAGTTGCTGTTCCGAATAGCCGACCGACAGTTCTCGGCATTGTTGCACCAGCTCCCGCCACGAATCACGCGGTTCGAACTGTCATACCAACTATCTGTCCACTCCCATACGTTACCAAGCATATCATATAACCCCCAATCATTGGGTTTCTTTTGTCCTACATTTTCTGTATTATAAATATCAAATATAGCATTTTCTTCGTTTGCAGTATATTTAATTCCGCTTCCACATTCTGCACAATATTGCCATTCTTCTTCTGTCGGCAAACGATATTGTTCTTTATCAATAAATATATTTAGTTTCTTAATGAAGATCACGATATCATTATAGGAAACGTTTTCTACTGGTTTGTTATTACCTTCAAAGTGACTTGGATTAGTACCCATGATATTATACCAATCTTTTTGTGTAACTAAGTATTTACTAATAAAGAAGATTTTACCATCCATACTCACTTTTACATAATTGTTCCACTCCTTGGGAGTAAAAGAAACGAGTTCTTCTATAGTAAACGAATTAAGGAGAAGATTTTTAATATCTTCCCCACCATTAGAATAAAGTTTTCGGGCTTCTTTTAACGAAATAGTTAATGTTTTATTCATTATTTAATTATTTTAAAGTTATAATCTTATTAAAATCAATAGATTGTTCTTCCATTATTTATGGATTTTTGTCATGCCAATTAAAATAATACTTGTCGAAAAACAAATTGCTGCATATATCATATTATTAGATATAACTACATTAGAAAATAGTATCACAAACCCAATAAATGTACATATTAATGCTTTAACTATATTATTCATATTTTATTAGCTTATATTATATGCTTTTATTAAATCAAGTTTTGAAATAAGTTTCCTGCCGCTATTTAATACTTCTGAATAGATAAATAGTAAATCTTCTAATTTCATAGTCTTTGCAATTTCCCCAGTTAATTTATTTTCAAATTTCATTGGTAGAATAATATCATATAATGCTAATTGCCAACCTAAATTAGTTTTACGTAATATCATAATTATTTTAATTTAAGTTAATGTTATTTGTACAGGAAGTGGGATTTGAACCCACATGTGACCAATTATCCTTTCTACGATGTATAAGATCGAGGGAATATTCCTGTATTTAAAAACGTTTTATCCAATTAAAGGATTCTCCCCTCTAGTGAGAATAATTAAAAGTACCTCATACTAAACTTTAATTGAACAATTCTTTCATTTCTTTATATAGATAAGGAGCATTCTTACCTATGTTATAAAGACCAATACTAACTAATAGCCAGAACATAAGTGTATTATTTAAATTAGTTAATTTATACATATTTATAGTAAGTTTCTCTTATAAAATAAAAAGACATAAGTCCACCTACAAACGCAGATGCCGAGGTAAAACCCAACAATGAAAAGCACCGTTTATAAACTTATGTCTTTTTAAAGAAATAACAATTTAATATGTGGTTAGATATGGATTATATCCGTCATATCACATACAGTATTAGAACTTGCTACACTGCTATTTAAATTATTATCTACAAAGATGTAAGTGTTATAAACAATTCTAAGTTATCTGTTATAAGATTACTTTGTATTGGTTCTTTTATGATATATATAATGTTACCATTCTTTCTAAAAGCTGTAGGGCAGATTATATAACTACCATTTATAGTATTTAGATACATACGAGTAATAAGTGTATCATAATAATCATTTGCATTATTACTATATTGTAGAGTATCATATTTATAATAAAGGTCTATTGTTTTATAAACATTATTATTTACAATACTGTTTAAATCTACTAAACATGTAATATTATTATTTTTACTAATAAATTTATAGCGAACCTCCCCATTTACATTTAAGTATGATAATGTAAATAGTAGAATAAAAGAAATGAATATTTTTTTCATATTATTGATTTATGAAGTTGTAAAGATTCCAAATAGTCTTATCACCCACATTAGGTAATCTTTTAAGAGTTAAAAATGTACCTTCCATATCAGTCTTAAATGCTATTCTTAAATCTTTACAAGTATTGAATGGAATTAAGTAAATAGGTTTGATATTGAGATATTCAAACCAGTAAATAGTAACTGTAAATCTGATAGCAACGATTGATAAATCAGGATGATATATTGATTTATTATCGTTAGTGTATTTCTTCTTTTTCATGTAGAGTAAATTATATTATCATAAAATGTTTCATAATTGTTGTCATCCCACCAACTATCTTCTTTACATATAGGGCAAATCCATTTGTTATTTGGTAAATGTAATTGTTCTTGATAAAAATCTTTTGTCATGTATACTGAACCATGAGTAGGACAGTTTACAGCATAAGGAGTTCGTACTATTGATAACTCAATCATGATTTAATAATATTAATAAAACAAAAATAAAAATACTACAGAGCCAATTGTAGTTTTTGTGCTAATACATGTATTAGCTTTTATTGCTATCCTTATTGGAGGATGTGGAAACTACATACGCAATGATTTATGTCTATATCCAAATATAATAAGACGAATCTTATTATGAGAGTATTTATGATACTCACCTATTAGAACCCTATCTGATAAATAGGTGATATAGACATCAGTGGAGGTTTCTCTATCATACATTATCAGTGTAGATAGCTATACCACAATTTCAATTAACCTACAAAAGTTCCGTAGGTATAGAAGGGATAGAATAATTAATCCATCCTTGGCCATAGTCAGAATAACTATATATTGAGTAACTACCATTATTAAACCAAATGGTACCATAATCAATATCGTCATTCATATCACCTAATTCTGATATGAAGTCAGAATACTTATCAATTATTGTATGAAAATTAATAGGTAATGTAATCTTATTATCAGAATTATTGAATTTGATAATAACACATTTAATTGTTGAGTTAACATGTTTAATGTGTTTTAATAAATCACTTTTGTTGTTCATGATAAATTAAGCTATAGTTATGGTAAGTATGGAAATTGAGATGATTAGAATTGAGGAGATAATGGGGGGATTGGGTTATGTCTATATAATCAAACAACTTAACCCCTTTCACTTAAAGTTTTCTTTAACTCAAATAGACTTTTTAAACCTACAAAGAAAGAAAAGAGAGAAAGGGGGAAAGAGAGAAAAGAAAGAAATTCTTTACAATTTTCAAAGTCATCTATCGATTTGTTAAATCAAATAGATTAAAAATAAGAAAATTCCAGACATACGCAAGTGTTTTTGAAAAATAAACACATAAAAATGACTAAAATAAATTAATATCAAATAGCGTTAATTAATAGGGAGATTGCTCTCCCCATCAATTAATTCCTTGTTAGATATCCTGTTCAACTGCTGATGCCTTACGCAATTCAAATGCTGCCAGTTCAGCCGGAGTATAGGTGCGCAGGTCAGTGTCCTCGGTTGGACTCATGTTGAACTCTGTAAGCCTGTACATTGGCTTAAGATTCTTCTTGTCAAGTATAATGACAAGTTCGCCAGTAACTTTGTCAACAGCTTGTACTATTTGACGAGACTTAATCTTATCAACAGTTGTATTGCCTTTGTCGATAGCGTACTGCAAGTTATCGGAGATAATAGGACTATGTGAGATAGTCTCACTAATCATTGCAGTCTTGGGTACACGAGCCTGTATCATAGCAATCGTTGCTGCTTCAGGTAAATTCTTCATCAAGAAAGTCCTCTTGCTGGTGTATGGCTTGCCAACAGGGCTTTCAGGAAACAGAAGATTTGGTTCACCACCGTAATACTTGGTAACCATCTGTGTAAGAAGAACTGTCTTGAAACCTGCAACTTCAAAGTCGCCAGATACAAACTTTTCGACAATAACAGGAGCGTATGAAATGTTCATGGTAATTGTTGTTTAAAATGATTTAGGAAAATGGCATTGATTGCCGAAAATGAGAGAGTGTGTAATAGTGTATTGGATTAATGGTATAAGAAGAGCCATTACGACTCTTCTTATTAGTTAATTACATACTACGCATTTTACGTTGTGCTTTGATTCTTGCATCAGCACAAGCTACTGATACCTCTGAATGTAGTATGTGTTCTATTTCATTGATATTAAGAGGATGAGTATCTCCTGCATTAGACAAAATTTTACGAATAGCATACATCATTTCCATACTAATATCCTTTCCATACATATCAGGATTACCATACTCGTCAAACAATGATTTAAATACTGGCATAATAGTACAATTTAAGTTGAAGAAGAAGATACAGAAATTAGATTTGGTGGTATAAGGAGAGCCATTACAGCTCTCCCTATTGTGTTAGTATTTCCAGACTATCTGTCTCTTATCAGGAGCGCAAGCCAACCACATAACACGCATTGTCTCAATACTGTATATCTGACCAGTCTTGAAACTTTTGAAACCCTCACGTGTATTATAGAAGCGTGAGCCATTGAGTTTGATGTTAGCAACAGTTTTTTTCATGATAGTATGATTTAAGTTAAAAGATAAATTGCTAAGAATAAGAGAGTGTGTAATCGTTTTATATTTGTGGCAATAAAAAGGTGTTTTGAGATGATACCCGGGGTAGTTGTTAGTGCTGAAAATGAGAGAGTGTGTAACGGGGTACATCCATCCTCACACAATTATTATAAAATTTTTTATAAAAAATTTTAGGATAATAGAAATACCCTCCTCACAAATTTTATAAAAAAATTTTAGAAAAGCATCCTACATACATTATTCTTATAAAAACATTTGCATTTCAATTTTATTATTGTAAATTACCATATGTAACAAAGTAAATTTTAATATGAATATATGACATCAACAACAATAAGCAAGACTTTAAGTCTTCCACCTGATACTTATTATAAGGTTCATATGGAACTTATTAATCCTATTTTACCTATTAAATTATCACCAAAAGAAATTGAAATCCTCTCTATATTCATGTCCTTCACAGGTACACTTGCTGAAAATCCTTTCTGTACTACAGGTAGAAAGATAGTAAGAGATAAACTTTCTCTTTCACATCAGTCTCTTTCTAATTATATTATTAATCTTACTACTAAAGGATTTTTAAAGGAAAGAGAGAATGTTCTTAATCTTCTACCTATTCTTTTTCCGGGTAAGATAGAACAAGTTTATCTTATTAAATTAATAATGAAATGAATAACACATCACATCCACTTGCTGAAATAATAGGACGTAAGTTATTTGGTATTGAAAGTGTATCTAAAGAAGAAATGATAGTTCTGAGATAAAATTTAAAATTGAGAATATCGTCTAATGCTTAATGAATTTTATGAATTAAATAAAGACAAGTTTCCAGACTTATCTAAAGAACACTTCATAAAAATATCTAAACATCTTTTTACTAATGTTAAAGAAACATTTAAAGAAGGTAATTTAGAAGAGGTAAGAATAAAGAATTTAGGTACATTTAAAGTGTTTCCTGGAAGTGTAAGAAGAATAAGAAAAGATATGAATGTATTCCTTGAAAAGAATGTAATACCAGAAAAAGAATATATTAGAATTATAAAAATGATAGACAAATACGAAAATGAACTATAAGTATATACGTTCACTGAAAGAAATATCCGTAGGTACTTTTTTATATAAAGAATTTAGTGATTATTATCCTTTACTTGTTCTCTTAGATAGAAATAATGAAGATGATAAGTGGGAAAAAATAACAGAACATAAACAATTATATGTAGTACAATTTAATAATGAAAATATTGTTATTGTAGAAAATATTGAAAAAGGTAGTACTATGTGTTTAAGTTTAAGAGAAATAAATAGTAGACTATTCTTAATAGAATTTTAATAAAAATCAATTAACATGAATTACAAAGAAAAGGCACTTGAAGCAGTTGTTTATTTCAATAACTATTGGAAATTAAATAAGTTAAATACACCTTCAATTATACCAAACATAATAAATAGTCGTCAAGATGTTGCTCAAATACAATCCTTTCTTCTCTCTCAGCATTTTAATGCTGGTAAAGTAGATGGTCTATGGGGAGAACAGACTGATATTGCATATAATATGTTTAAAGAGAAGATTAAGACGGGTAAGATTGTTAACTTTCGTACTGATACAACTAATAACGTAACGTATTTAAAAACAGAATATCCATCTTATAAGAATATTGAATCTTTCTATGGTAAAATGAGTGATATAAGTAAGAACATAGTTACAGTAAGTGTTCCTTTCAAACACATTCTTGCTTGGAATCCTAGACAAGTAGTTAATAAAGTAAGTTGTCATAAGAAGATAAGTGATGTTTATACTACTATCTTAGAAGAAACATTATCTACTTATGGTATTGATGAAATACATAAACTTGGTCTTGATCTATTTGGAGGTGGTTTCATTTCTCCACCACGTAAAATGAGAGGTGGTAGTGAGGTAAGTACACATTCATACGGAATAGCTTTTGATTATAACCCAGAAAATAATCAACTTAAATGGGGTAGAGATAAAGCTGTATTTGCAACTCCTGAGTACGCCGATTGGATGGATATTTGGAATAAACACGGTGCTATTAATATTGGAGAATGTAAAGGGTATGATTATATGCACATGCAATTTTCAACTTTCTAATCATGTGTAATATGGAAGAATATTATAAATATTATATGCCAGATCAAAGAATAAGTGGAAAGGATCTTCCAAAACTTTATCAATTCTTTAATTCTTTAAATTGTACACCTCATGATAAAATTAATTCCATACGTATAGATACTGTGGATTATATAGAAGAACCAGTATATTTAGATTACAAAGCAGACGAACCTTTACATGAAGTTCCTTATGTAAAAACTAAGAGAGGAAAAAGAATAACAATAATAATAGAAGATTAAATGAAATCATATACACAAGAAGTACAAAAAACACTCAATACTTATTTTAAAGATAATGGTAGAGGTAAAGGAGAGCTTTTTCCTATTATTTATGTATCACCTAAATTCTTTGAGTTTCTTTATAAAGAGAAACCACTTGAATTAGATACTAAATTAGGTAAATATTGTATGATGTTTGAGAAGTATTCATTAGTAATTAGTAAGAAACTTTCAGGAACAATTAGAGAAATTAAAGTAGTATGATAAGTAAAACTGTTGTAGTAATTAATTTGGATGATATCGAATATGCTGATAAAATAGGTATACCAATACCAGATGAAATTAAAACTTGGGATACTTTTTGGTTTGATATTAATGATGTTAGGTACGCATATAAAACTCACAAAGGTAATATTAATTTAGAATTTGAAAATGAAATAATAACAGTACCATTTGATAAGGAGATGGTTAATGCTCTTAATAAAAAATTTAAATAATGAAAAAAATATCAAATAAACATAATAAAGTTGTAGTCATAGTAAAAAAAGATTTAACTAAAAAAGAAGGAGAAGATAAAGCAATAAAGAAAGCACTTAGAGAAACAAATGGTGATTTTCGTAGTTGTATTTATGATCCTAAAACTGGTAAAGCAATTTTAAAATAAATGGACATTAAAGAATTAGAAAACAATAATGGATAATCAACATAGGAAAATTAAAGGATATAAAGAACTTGATGAAGTTCAGATATCAGCAATGAATGTAGTAAAAGAAATGGCAAATTCTATTGGTAGTATGACTGATGCTATGTCAGGAAATCCTGATGTAGATAAAAGATGGCTTGCTATTGGAATAACAGATTTACAAAAAGGATTTATGGAATTAACTCGTGCTATTACTAAACCAGATTTCTTTTAATGAACATATTTCATATAGAAAATAATATAGTAATACCAACAACTGAAGCATTACTAATTAAACCATTTAAAGTATTATGGGATAGAGATAAAAGTAAAAAGAAAGAACAAGCAATTAAAGAATTTTCTTATATTGAATTTATGTATTCATTTAAGAAGACAAATCCTTTTATTAATTATGAACCCTTTAATCGTCATAGGAAAGTTTGTGAACATGTATTCGATGATGTCAAGTATATACCTGATGCTTCTGTTAAAGTAGCTGCTAATGTATATGATGAAATACAAAATGAAAGTTCTTTGTCCCTCCGCTTCTATAGATCACTTGTTAAAGCAGTGGAGAAGTTAATTAAGTTCTCTGAAGATGTAGATTTAAGTGAAAGAGATAATAGAGGTGCTCCTGTATATACACCTTCTCATATAACACAAATAACAAGTAAGGCATATGATACATTAAAACAGCTTTCTCTTATGCAACAGAAAGTAGAACAAGAATTATATGAAAGTAATAAGACTAGAAGTAATAGAGAAATCAATCATTTTGAAATTAGACCAGAGGAAATAGATAGTATATGACATCACTATTTGAAATAGGTAAGAAAATAGCTTATGACAATGCAATTGAACAGTTGTGGGAATTAGAAGGATATTATATTAATAAAGTAAACTATAAAGAAACATTAACTCCTCTAATAACATTAGATACTAAATAATAATGGAAAAAGAATGTACTTGTATATGCTGTAATGGTAAAGGTAAAATAGAATTACCTAATGGTGCTAATAAACCATGTGAATGCAAAGATGAACATAATCCTTATATTATGATAGGTAATCCTATTTTAGGACCAAATAGTGAATGGAAACTTCCAACAAAAGTAGAACACAGTATTTTTAATGTAGATAATAGTACCTGTTAATGTCCCAAGTTAACGCAATTAGAAATAAAGAAGGTATCTGGATTAATACAGAATGCTTTAGAGAAGAAGGATTATCTTTTCAAAAGAATAAGTACTTTACTCCTGAAGCTTGGGGATCACCTGCATGGGTAGACTATTGGAATGAGCAACTTAGACGTTGTAAAGATGGTTATTCTGTAGGTGGTGCTTATATAACAGGTCATCATTACTTCTACCTTAACTTCACTAATATCATGTTGACTAAAGATAAAGGTGATGAGAGTGTAGTTAAAGATATTAAGAAAACTAAAGGTTCTAAAGTATCAGTTTGTCCTGATTTTTGGGATGGAGATTATAACTATTTTCATGCTTTGGATATTGCAAGAAATGGATGTAGTAGAGAATATTTTGATAATCTAAAATTAGAATTTACTTTACAAGATAGATTTCTAACTGGTGGTTATCATATGATTGTTGGTAAAGCACGTCGTCGCGGATATTCCTACAAAGGAGGAAGTATGTGTGCTAATGTTTATAATACTGTACCTGATTCATTAGTTGTTATAGGAGCTTATGATAAAAAGTATCTTTATCCTCGTGGTACTATGGGTATGACAAGTAGATTTATTGATTTCTTAAATGCTAATACTGGATGGAGAAAAGCAAGAGAATTTGTTGATAAACAGGAACACAGAAAAGCTTCTTATAAAAGTTTTGTACAAGGTGTTCCTGTAGAAAGAGGTTATATGTCTGAAATTATTGCTTTAACATTTGGTGATAATGCTGATGCCTGTAGAGGAAAAGACCCCTTGCTAATTCTTTTTGAAGAAGCTGGTAAATTTCCAAATTTAAAAGATTCATATATGGCAACAAAAGAATCTTTGGAAGACGGATCGTTTGTTACAGGACAGATGATTATTTTTGGTACTGGTGGTGATATGGAATCTGGTACATTAGATTTTGCTGAAATGTTTTTTAACCCAGAAGCTTATGATCTATTACCGTTTACTAATATATGGGATGATAATGCTACAGCTTCATCATGTGGATTCTTCCATCCGGAAACATTAAATTTAGTAGGTTTTTATGATAAACAAGGTAATTCTGATATTGAAGGTGCAAGGAAATATGAGTTAGATAAGAGAGAAGCTTTAAGAAAAGCTGCTAATAGTTCTTATGTATTACAAAAACGTGTACAGGAGAAACCTCTTTGTCCAAGTGAAGCATTCTTAACTGTATCTACTAATGATTTCCCTATTGTAGAATTACAACATCAACTTGATTTTGTTAGAAGAGAGAATTTACATATTAAGAAAGGCATGGCCGGTACTTTATATAGAGATGAAGATAGTGGTAAAGTTAAATTTAAAATAGATTTAAAGAATGAATTAACACCAATTACTTCATATAAAATTAAAGATACCGATATTAGAGGAGCAGTAGTTATATATGAATATCCTATACCTGATGCTCCAAAGGGTTTATATAAAATAGGTTATGATCCTTATAGGCAGAATCAGGCTGCCGATAGTACCTCATTAGGTGCTACATTTGTATACAAAGGAGTAATGCAAGGGCAATCTACTTATGATTGTTTAGTAGCATCTTATGTAGGTAGACCTAATACAAGTGATGATTATAATAGAAATTTAGAAATGTTAAGTGAATTATATGCAGCAGAAATAGGATTTGAAAATGAAGTTACTGAAGTAAGGTCTTATTTTACTAAAAGAAAGAAGTTACATTTACTTTCTGTACAACCTGATGCTATTATATCTGCTACTATTAAACACTCTAAAGTAGCACGTGTATATGGTATACACATGAATGAAAAACTTAAAGATGCTGGTGAAAAGTATCTTAAACAGTGGTTATTAACTGAAAAGAATATTGATTCAGAAAATAAACTTATTCTTAACTTAAATACTATATATGATATAGGTTTACTTGAAGAATTAATACAATATAATAGGAAAGGTAACTTTGATAGAATAAGTGCGTTAATTGTATTAATGATGTTTATTGAAAATGATGGAGAGAATAAAATACACGGAGAAAGATTAGAAGAGAATGAGAAGTTTTGGGATGACTTTGCATTTACTTTATTTAAAAATTAGACTAATTATTAACTATAATATTAACTTATATAAATGAATCATAATACAGAACCATCAATGTCTCCTACTAATGGTTATTTAAGTAGTACTAAGAGAGATAGAATAAGTCAAAAAGAAAAGGATGCTGATAACCAGGCATGGTATAAACATAAGATACAGACATTTGATACTGCTGCTTATCATTCTTATGGTTTTGGTGGTATATCAGAAACTATGAGGATGAAAACTAATTATGATTTATTTAATAATAAGATTAATGAAGATGATTTTAACTATGTAATTAGACCTTACTCTAATAACCCAAAGAATGCTGAATTAAAGTTACCTGCTAATTTCACTAATAAAGATATCGTAAGTAATAAGATAAGAGCACTTCTTGGTATGGAAATGAGAAGACCTCTTGATTTTAAAATACTTGCTATTAACGAAGAAGCTACTACTAGAAAGGAAGAAGAACACTTTGGTAGGATTAGAGATTATGTAATATCTCAAATTATGATGCCTATTGAACAACAAAAGAAAGAAGAAGCTTATGCTCAACTTAATGGACAACAACCTACTCCTGAACAGCAAGCACAGATAGAAAAAGAAATAGAAGCAAGTATACAAGCTGCTACTCCTCCTGAGATTGCTAAGTATATGGCAAGAGAACATCAAGACCCTGCTGAAGTAATGATGTCACAACTCTTTGAGTGGGTAAATCAATTTAATTATATAAAGGACACATTTAATAAAGGATGGAAACATGGTCGTATTTCTGCTTATGAAGTTTATTGGGTTGGAGAAAGAAATGAATTACCAATCTGTAGAGTAATTAATCCTGTATATTTTGACTGTGCAAAGTCTCCAGATACAGAGTTTATTGAAGATGGTGAATGGGCTGTCTATGAGATGAACATGTCTCCTAGTGAAGTTGTAGCCTTGTTTAGTAAAGAATTGGATGAAGATGAGATAGATACTATTTATTCATTAGCAGAAGGTAGAGGTGTTGACCCTCAGTTTACTTTTACTGATACTAAAGTAAGTAATTATAGAAGAAATGTAAGGGTATTTCATGCGTCATGGAAGAGTCTTAGAAAGATTGGTTTCCTTACTTATGTAGATGCTGAAGGAGTTGAAGTAACTAAACCTGTTAATGAAGATTATAAATTAGATAAAGAAGCAGGTGATATAGGTATTGAATGGGAATGGATTCCAGAAGTACACGAAGGATATAGAATTGGTTTTGGTATTTATAAAGGAATGAAACCACTTAAAGGACAGTATAGAGATATTAATAATTTATATAATGTGAAGTTACCTTACCATGGTGTTATCTATGATAATATAAATGCTGAACCTATATCAGCTATGGATAGGATGAAGACTTGGCAGTTCTATTATAATATTATTATGTTTAGAGTTGAGAAACTAATGGCGAGTGATAAAGGTAAGATTGCACTTATTAATAGTAAGATGATTCCTAAATCTTTAGGTATTGACATGGATAAATGGCTCTACTTTATAGATACATTAAAGATAGGATTTATGGATCCAACTAATGAATTAGGTGATGTATCTACTGCAAGTAAAGAATTAGATTTAAGTGTGGTTGCTGATATCAAAAAGTATATTGAATTAGCAACATATATAGAAGAGAAGTGTGGTAGAGCTATTGGAGTTACTCCAGAGATAGAAGGTCAGATTGCTAATAGTGCTGCTGTTAGTAATACAGAACAGAATATTAATATGGTATCTAATATATTAGAACCTGATTTTAATATGCACGAAAGAGTTAAACGTAATGTACTTACATCATTATTAGAACTATCTAGATATATATATGCTGATCCTAAGAAAGCAGAGAGATTAAGTTATGTATTAGATGATATGTCAGTACAGTATTTAACTCTTGATACTGAGATGTTAGCTGCAAGTAGTTTTGGTTTATTTGTTTCTAATTCTAGTAAGATACAGATGACTAAACAGATGATTCAACAACTTGCGCAAGCAGCTTTACAGAATGATAAAGCTAACTTTAGTGATGTTATTAAGATAACTATGAGTGATACTTTACAGGCAGCTCAGGAATTACTTGAGAAGTCTGAAAGAGATTTTGAACAGAGACAAAAAGATATGGAAGAATTTAAGAATAAACAACAACAAGAATTAGCTAAACAACAGGAGGCATATAGTCAAGCAGCATTTGAAAGAGAGAAGGAGTTGATAGTATTAAAGGAATCTGAAAGAAGGGAAACTGAATTACAGAAACAAGCAATGTTATCTATGGGATTTGATGTTAATAAAGATAGTGATAGTGATGGAGAACCTGATGTATTTGAGGTTTATAAACATGGTATTGAAGCTAATCTTAAACAGAAGAAACAAGACTTAGATGAAAAGAAATTTAATCAGCAACAGACTATGGATACACATCAAAAAGAAATAGATAAAGAAAAGTTATCTTTAGATAAACAGAAGATTAGTAAGATGGGAAAGACTAATAAATAATGCTATTTAAAGTTAAATTAAATAGATACAAAAATACATTTTGAAATTGTATAAAACTTAATAAATTAAATGTAATTAATATGCTAGTAGAAAATAGTGACTCTTTGTTGGATAATTTTGAATTTGATACTCCTAATGTAAATGATTTTTTTGGGGTACCTAATTCAGCAGTAGAAACAGTATTTGTTCCTGCTACTAAGGTTGAGAAAGAAATAGATAATAGTACTCTAACAGAACCTGAAAAACCAGAGAATATAGTAAGTGAAGATGACTTTACTTTTATTCCTAGAGAGAAAGATGAGGAAGGAGAGGAGAAGGAAGATAAGAAAGAGAAAAAGGAAAAGAAAGAAGGAGAAGAAGAAAAGAAAGAGAAGAAGGAAACCCTTTCTAGTACACCAGAAGAAATAAAGCTGTTTAGTGATCTAGCTAAAGATTTTAAAGAAATGGGTGTATTTACTACTGACTTTAGTGATGAAGAAGTTACTCCTGATTTGTTCTTTGAGAAGATTGAAGAAGAAGTTAGTACTAGAGCAAATGGTATTATAGAAAATTTGATTACAACTTTGGATAATGATGCTGCTACATTTTTAAAATTTAAAAGTAATGGTGGTGATACAAGAAAGTTTTTTGAGTTGTATGGTCAGGTATCTGAAATACCAGTTGATAATGTTGATAGTGAAGAAAATCAAGAAGCATTTTTAAGATATTATTATTCGTTAGATGAAGATTTAGATTCTGATGATATTGATGATAGGATTGTAAGTTATGGTGAGAAAGGTACTTTAGAGAAATATGCTAAGAAGCACTTTGAGAAACTAGAATTTGAATATGCTAAAGAAAAAACTGAATTACTTAAACAACAGGAGGATAATAAAAAACAACAAGTAGAACACCAGAGAAAGTTTCATAATAATTTGAGAACAATTATTAATACTGAAAAACAGATTGGTGATCTAATGATAGACCCTAAAAAAGATGGATCTCTTGTTGACTTCATTACTAAACCTATTTTTAATAAAGAGACAAAGTTATCTGCAACTATGTTTCAAACTAAACTTAGTGAAATATTTAATGATGAAAAGAAACTAATACTTCTTGCAAAACTAGTAAATAGTGATTTTGATTTTAGTAGTGTTAAAAAGAAAGCAGAAAGTGACGCTAATAAGAAAACACTTCATACTATTAGAACAAGAAAGGAATATAAAACTGTAGACTCAGGAAAATCACTTATTGATTATTTTAAATAATAAAAAGAACAATTAAAACAAAAAAAACATGGCAATAGTTGAGAATAAACTAATTATTAAAAAGATGCCTTGGCACGCTAACATGACTGAAAAGAATCATCTTGGTGCTGCTATGATTATCAAACCAGAGATTTTTGAATCGAAGGCTAATCAGATTTTCAGTGCATATACTTATTCAGATAATCCTCTGACTGGTATGTTGATGAAGACCGGTAGTACTCGTACTATTGGTAGTAGTGAATGGGAATGGGAACTTCGTGGTTTGTCTACTCGTCCTTTGGTAGTTGTTGAGAATCTTGAAAGTGCTAATTCTACTCCAGGTAAATATAATCAGGAATTTAGAATTAAACTTGATGAAGATTGGTATCTTGCTGGTGACGTTATTCATCCAGGTAATCCTGATATTCAGCTACGTATTCAGGAAGTTGTTGGTAAACAGGGTAATGGTTGTGTGTATTCTGTTCGTTATATGAGTGATGATAGGGGTGCTTATCTTCCTATTAAATATCTATCTCCAGGTACTCGCTGGGCTAAACTTTATTCACAATATGGTGAAGCTGAAGAACAGTCTGGTTCTACTCAGTACTCTCTTCCTCTTGTGTTGTCTAGTCGTATGTCTAGGTATCGTAAGATGTATAAGGTTACTAATGATGCTGCTAATCAGGTTCTTGCAATTAAGATTCCTGACTCTAATGGTGTTTACCATGATACATGGGTAGGTTATGCAGAAGTTGAATATTGGAAGCAGTGGTATAGGGAACTTGAGAGAGGTGCATGGTATTCTAAATCTACTAATACTGTTAATAGTGCAAGTGGACGTCCTATCTATTCAGGCCCCGGTGTTCAGGAATTGTTGAAGGATAGTAATATTTACTACTACAATACTCTTTCTGCTAAATTGATTGAAGAGTATCTTATGGATATTTTCTACGGTAAAACTCGTCCGGGTTCTGGTCGTCAGATTAAGGCTTACACTGGTGAATATGGTATGTTGCAGTTCCATCGTGCTGTACAGAGTATGGTAGATAATAGTGGTTTTATCAAGACTGTTGATATTTATCAGAAACCTGCAAGTAGTTCTTATACAAGTGTTGGTGCATCTGTTGGTCTACAGTATGTTAAATACAACATGGCTAACGGTGCTTCTCTTGAACTTGAGCATAATCCTCTTTATGATGATGTTCAGATTAACTTTGAAAAAGATGAAGTTACTGGTTATCCTATTGAGAGTATGAGATATACGTTCCTTGATGTAACTGATGGTGGATTGAGTGCTAAGAATGTTCAGCTTGTTGATAGGACTAATGGTTTTGCTTTGGGTTATGTTGCTGGTATGCAGACTCCTTATGGACCTAATACTAAGGGACTTATGTCTCACAGTGGTGGTTACTATGAGATGCACGTTGAAAAACAGCAAGGTATTCACATTGAAGATATCACAAGAGCAGGAGAGCTTATTCTCCGCAGAGGGTGATCTCTTGTATATGTGTTAATCACTAAATAAAGTTGGTTCTTAAATATTTATTTTGTATATTGTACTATGAGTAAGTTTCAATAACTAAAAATAGTACAATATATGAAAAAGTTAACAAAAGAAAGTTTTATAGAAAAAGTAAACATCATTTGGAATAATAAGTTTGATTATTCAGAAGTAGAATACATTAATGGGTTAACAGATATAAAAGTAATTTGTCCAGAACATGGTTTGTTTATAACAAAACCACAATGGCATTTACAAAAATCTCAATGTCCTGAATGTTCTAAGTTAGTCAGAAAAATAGCAATGACTAAATTTAATCAAGAGAATAAAAGATTATCAAATGAAGATTGGATTTTAAAAGCAAGAAAGATACATAACAATAAATTTGATTATTCTAAAACAAATTATATTAACGCAACAACGAAAATAATTATAATTTGTTCAGAACATGGTGAACATTTAATGTTTCCACATTCTCACATAGAAGGTCATGGTTGTCCAGTTTGTGCTAAAATAGCAACAAGTAATAGTAATACACTAACTCAACAACAATTTCTTGATAGAGTAAAAGATATTCCTAATTTGTCTTTTGAAAAAACACTATATGTAAGTAAAAGAGAAAAAGTAATAGTTACCTGTAAAATACATGGTGATTATGAAACTACAGCAGAAGTTCTTTTAAAAGGTGGTGGTTGTAAAAAATGTGCTTCGGATAAATTAAGTGGTGATAGAATTTGGTCTACAGATGGATTTATACAAAAAGCTACTTTAATACACGGAGATAAATATGATTATAGTAATGTAAATTATACTGGTACATTCAATAAAGTTGATATTTTATGTAAAAAACATAATTTGATTTTTAGTCAGACACCAGCATCACATATACAAAATTCTGGTTGTCCATTATGTAAATCATCACAAGCTGAAAATACGATAAATTTATATTTATCTAATAAAAATATAAAATTTGAAACTCAAAAGACATTTTCAGATTTAAAATTTATTAGATTATTAAAATTTGATTTTTATTTAATAGATCATAATATATTAATAGAATATGATGGTGAACAACATTTTAGACCTGTAGATTATTTTGGTGGTGAGGAAGCATTTAATAATTTACAGTTAAAAGATAAAATTAAAAATGAATATTGTAAAGTTAATAATATACCACTATTAAGAATTAAATATTCAGATGTTAATATTACAGATTTAATAGATAATTTTATTGAAGAAAATTCTTGTAATTAAAAGAAAATGTTATATATTAAATTGTCTTTAGACAGATAATTTAATTAATTAAAACAAATATTTATGGCACAAGTTGAAGTTAGAGTTATAGAGAAAGAATCATGGCATAAGAAAGGTGGTAAAGAATCATTTAAAAGACCAATTACTATTGAAGCTTTGTACGATAAAGGTAGATATTCAGTCGATCTAAATGAAGAAGAACTCAAAGTTTATGGTGAAAAGTTGGGAGTTAATTTAGATACTACTTTTAGAGTAGATAAACCACATGAGTTTTATTGTAGTGCTCAAGGAAGAGTTAAACTTGAGAACAATACTATGATCTTCGATACTAAAAATGTTCTTGATGCTGTTAAAGTAGGTATTATGAAAGGAAGTCCTTTTGTAGCTAATAGTTTAAAAGAATATGAAGATGGTATGTTTTCAGAAGCAACTCATTATATTTTTAGTGAAGAAGAAGAAATTGCAGTAAAAGCTAAGAAAGTTGAAATTAATAATTCGTGTATTATAGCTGCTGCTAAAATGTCACTCGAAGAGAAGATTAATATTGCTATTTGTCTTGGTGATAAACCTCTTAAAGGTAGAAGTCAGAACTTTATTGATGTTGCTATTGATGATATTATTAAAAGTAAACCTATTGAGTTTCTTACTTATGCTAAGAAGGATAAAAAAGAGAATCATATTAAGGCTACAGTACTTGATGCTCTTAGAATGAATGTATTGACTAAAGAAGGTCCTACTATTTGTTATATGGGAGATGTTATTGGTTATGGTATTGAAGAAGCAGTATCTTGGTTTAAAGATCCTAATAATCAGATAATTAAAACCAGTATTTTAGAAAAACTAAATAAGTAAATATCTTATGTCATCAATTAAAGAAATGCACTATCAATTTAAACTCAAACTTGATAAAGTTGATAGTGCGACTAATATTAATTATGTAGTACCAGAAATAGATTGGAGACTTAAAAGAGCAGAGGCTAAGTTTATTAAAGAAAGAATGTCTCAATCTAATCCTTTTAATAAAGGTACATATGAATTTAATAATAAAGTAATTGATGATTTAAAGAATATAACTACTTCTAGTACAATTACATCTTTAACTCATACAGATACTAGCACTAATTGGTATGCTAATTTACCAACTGATTACTATTACTATATAGATTGTAAAGCAACATGTACTAAAGGGGGTATTACAAAGGTTATTCCTTGTCAAGTTAGGAATAATACTGAAGAAATAATGATATTTAATTCAACTTCATTTGAATGGGAAGAATTAAATGTTATATTCTTAAATAAACAACTTGTTTTTATAACAGATGGTACTTTCAATATTACATCTATCACATTAAAGTATGTGAAAGTACCAGTGTTATCTCACAATGCAGAATCACATTATGGCACAGTTTTTGTATTAGGATCAGTAATAACTACTTATTATACTTTATATAATAGAATACCACGAGGTTTGACTATACCCATTGCTAATATTGTATCTGAAACTCTTTATACAATCAATGGTTATAAATCACTTAACGGTTTGACTTTATTTGGATATGTAGATTCAGAATTATCTGAAAATACATTTGAAGATGTTGTCGATATTGCAGTACAAGATGTTATGGAAAACTTAATTTCAATAAATAAACAACAAAACTAAAACAATAAAAATTTAAAATGAAAAACGATAATAATATGTTTCAGGTACTTGTTGCAAGTACTATTAGTGTAAGGAATAAAACTCTCAGTGAAGCTCTTGCTACTGAAAGCAATCTTGCAATTATGGATGTAGATTTGGGTATTACTATTGATGATACTGACGCTGATACTGCTAAAAATATTAAGTTCTATATGGCTCCAGTTAATAGTTCTAATGTCTTTACTTCAGTAGGTAAAGTAATTAATGTAAATAGACTTAACTCTATTACTAAGAAAGCATATAAAGCCAATGTATCTGCAACAATCGAATTTACGCTTCCTGCTATTGGTAATGATGATTCTGCGGTTATTAATGAAGGTGAAGATATTGAAATCAAACTTCGTATTAGTGATGGTAATGTAATTACTACTAATTATGGTAATGAAGTTAGGAAGTTTTATATTCTTCAGGCATTATCAACTGCTGATCTAACTGGTGCGGCATTGGTTACTCTTATTAATGCTGACAAAGAATCAACTGCTAATGGTGGTTTTCTTTTAGCTACTTACACAAGTGGAACTAATAAACTACTGATTACTCTTAGTAACACTGATGATTTTTCAACTACTACTGGTCAATATGGTCAGGGAAAGAATACACTTAATGGTAAGACTGCGCAGGGATATGCTTCACATACTTCTATTACTATCAACGATAATATGACTGGTAGTTATGGTACTGCTTTTGCTTATTCTGAAGGAAAAGGTTCTTATGTACAGGAACTTGAACGTCAGGCTGCTGGTTGGAATGGTACTACGGGTAAAGGAGCACATAGATTTAGTTCTACGCTTCCTCTCTATAATGTGTTCCTACCTGAAGCTGCTGCTGGAAGTAATTATACTGTTTATGTTTATAATTATGATCTTGATTATCCACAGAATGCAAATAAGATTAATAACGTAGAAACTATTGTTGCGGTATTAAGTTCTGACTCCTCTTCTATTGCTACTATTGATGCTATTAATGCTGCTCTTGTTATTAGTGGTAAAAAGATTGCTTCTTAAAATTAATTTAATTATAAAAGAGGATAATAAAACATCCTCTTTTAATTAATTCTAAAAAATTTAAATATTAAAACATAAAATGATCTTTTCACTTCCGATTAAATATAATGTACCCTCTGCATATAAACCTATTAATTATACAAAGGTTGATAGCAAATTAGATGGTCATCTTAAAGGTATTGATGCTAAATTAGCTACTACTACCTTGACTTCTACTGTATTAACGGGTTATACATCTGGTGCTGGAACTGTAGCTGCTACAGATAGTATTCTTAGTGCTATTCAGAAACTTAATGGTAATGTTAATGCAATTATTCCTTCTGCTGCTACTACTGTAACTGGTACTACAAGTACCATTGCTAATGCACCTTTTACTCAAATCTTTAATGGTTCTGCTACTCATACAGTAACTCTACCTGCTGCTGCTTCATATACTGGTAAAAGTATTAGGGTTAAAACTATTGGTGCTTATGCAGTTAATAGTAATAGTTCTAATGTTGCACCTATTAATAGTGTAACTCCAGGTACTGCTATTCTTGCTGCTACTGCTGGTAAATGGGCAATACTTGAAAGTAATGGCACTAATTGGATAATTATTGCTCAGGGTTAATAATTATTAATTATAATATGATAAGTATAAATCTTTTACGTGTATTTAATGGATCACTTGAAGTCAATGTAGAAACAGATTCTAATTATAAATTTAAGAATCTTTATATATGGACTTCAAATGATAGTAGTATCTGGACTCCAACATTGACAACTATTGATTTGGGTTCTAATTTAGATAAAGTTAATAATAAAGAAATTAAGAATATACCACTAAATAGTATTGTTTCTGATATTCTATACTATATCCAATTTACTATTGAATGGGATGGTACAGGATCAGAAATAGTTGATAATATTTTATATTCAAATGCTTCTGTTGCTGATTTAAGTACAAGTTACTCTAAAAAAGTAATAGCTATAAAAGAATTATATAATCCTCTTTTTTTAAATAAAGAGTATTTATATAATATTTATATATCTGAAAATTTAATGAAAATGGCACTATCTTTAGAAAGATTTGAAGATGCTAATTATTATTGTAATGAACTTAAAAAATTAATTATTTAAATGATATTAAGTCAATTAACAAATTCTTTATTAGATACAAATGATATACTTATTGACTTAAATACTATTTATGGTAATAATGATTTTAATAAAAAAGAAGCATTATTTATTCTTACTATTATACAAAATATAATAGAAGAAAGTGAATGGTATGATGTTAGTAAATCAGATATAAATAGTATTTATGATGTTGCAAGTTCAATTATTAGAAATAATAATTTTGTATTTAATCTAAATATTATTAAATTATATGTCAATATAAATAATCCTCAAACATCATTTACTTATGATAAATTAATATGAGTATAACTACTAATATAGAATTACAACAAGCAATTGCTAATCTTCAACAAAGATTTGAAGTACCAGTTAAATATCTTACTAAAGAAGATTTAGTTACTCTAACTAATTTTTTAGATGATACTACTACATTTCTATATTTTACTTATATTAATATAACTACTGTTAGTGATAACATTAATAATATTAATATTGTTGCTAATAACACGACTAATATTAATAATATTGTATCAAATATTGATACTATAATAGCAATGGGAGAACACGTAGATGAGATTGATAGAGTATTTCTTTCTATTGATGAAATAGATAGATTATTTACTTCTATTATTAATATAGATAGATTATATACTTCAGTAGATAATCTTGATAGGTTACATACTTCCATAACTGAATTAGACAGAGTATATACATCAATAAGTAAAGTTGATAGAGTATATACATCAATAGATAACATTGATAGACTACATACTTCTGTAGATAAATTAGATACCTTATATACATCAATAACTAACTTAGATAGACTTCATGATTCTATATTAAAACTAGACAGGTTATTTACCTCTATAGATAATATTGATAGAGTATATACTAGTATTGGTAACATAGATGCTATTTATACTGATATTACTAATATAGATAGTGTTGCAACTAATATTGTAGCAGTTGCCGATGTATCTACTAATATGACTTCTGTATTAGGAGCAAGTGCAAATGCCGCTACAGCAACAACTCAAGCTGGTTTAGCAAGTGGTTATGCTAGTGATGCAAGTGCAGCTAAAATTGCTGCTGAAAGTGCGAGAGATTCTACTCTTACTGCTTTTGATAATTTTGATGATAGATACTTAGGTGCTAAAATTGCTGACCCTATTGTTGATAATGACGGTAATCCTCTTATAGGTGGTACATTATACTTTAATAGTGTATCGGGAGTAATGAGATTATATAATGGTACTATTTGGGTAGCTGCCTATGTATCATCTGAAGGTCTTGTAGTGGCTCCAGCAACTAATTCAGCAGATTATTTACCTCAATGGGATGGAGTAAATTCTAAATTACTTAAAAATGGACTTGCTGTTCCAACAGGTGGATTAGCTGGATTAACAGCTCCAATATTTACTGGTACAAGTACCATTCCTTCAGTTAATATGGGATTACAATCTATAGTAACTACTGGTGGAACTACGACCTTTACTTCATCAATAGCTGACTATGTAATTTTTACTGGTTCTCAAGGACAAACAGTAATTCTTCCTAATGCAACAACTCTTTCTTTAGGTAGAAAGATTAGAATGGATAATGATTCAACTCAATCTATTACTATTAAAACGAATGGTGGTACTGATTTGTGGATTATTGCACCAAGTTGTGATTTATATTTAACATGTACGAATATTAGTACAACAACTGGAATATGGGAAAAAGATTATTCAAGCGCAAAAGCAGTTAGTGGTAAGTCATTGACAATTAATAATAGTCTTACTCTTACTGGTACAGATAATAGTTCGATTGCTTTTGGTACAGGTGGAACGGTATTATATAATGGTGGTGCATTAGGTACTCCAAGTAGTGGTACATTAACAAATTGTACTTTTCCTTCTATTACTACTCTTGGAGGAGTAGTAAGTAATAGTTCTATTACTGGTGCAACTAAAATTAAAATAACCTATGATAGTAAAGGATTAATTACTTCTGGCGCAGATGCAACAACTGCTGATATTGCGGATTCTACTGATAAGCGATACTGCACCGATGCTCAGAAAACTGTAATTAGTAATACCAGTGGTACTAATACTGGTGATCAAACCATTACACTTACGGGCGATGTTACTGGTAGTGGAACAAGTAGTTTTGCTACTACATTAACTACAGTTAATAGTAATGTTGGTACATTTGGTTCATCTATAAGTATACCAGTAGTAACAGTTAATGCTAAAGGTCTTGTAACAGGAGTATCTACTGCAACAGTAGCAGGAGGTCAATACTTTGGGGCAGCAGCAACTAAAGCTATTGCTTATAATAGTAGTACTATCAGTGAGAATGTAACAATAACATCTGGTAATAACGGATTATCAGCAGGGCCAATTACTATTACTAATTCTTATACAGTAACTATAGAATCAGGAAGTAACTGGACAATTGTAGGTGGATAAAAAGGATTTATAAATATAAAGAAAAGTAAATATGACCGTTAATATCTCAGGTACAACAGGAATAGATACAGTAAATAACACAGCACTCGTAAGTAAGACTATTGAAAGTCCTACACTTACAGGAACTGTTGTATATCCTTCAGGACAGACTATTGCAAGTCCTATATTTACTGGTAGTCCAGTAATTACATCTGCGGGTGGAGGTCTGATTACTTTAACACCTGTTTCAACAGCAAGTAATTTCACACTTACTGTTCCAGCAAAAACAAGTACAATCGACACACTTGCTCGAACAGGCAATGTGTTGCAGGTTGTTAGTGGGTTTAATTCAGGTAAATTTTCAACTACATCTGCATCTGATACGGTATTAGTAACTTCAGTTTCTATTACTCCAACAAGTGCTACAAGTAAAATAGTAGTTATTGCAACATCTTCTTTAAGTATAGATTTAGCTGAAAATGCAGTATTTTATTTAAAAAGAAATGGAACAACAACTTTAACTCAACATTATACTCGGCATACAAGTTACACCGTTGACAACTCTACATTTACTGTAGTTGATTCTCCAGCAACTACTTCTGCTACATACTATACATTAAATAGTGTTAAACCTAATGGTGGCACTACTCCAATTAATATTGGAGGTAGGTCTATAGATAGTGCACATGGTGATGCTGGAGTTGATTGGATTCTAATAGAGATCGCTGGCTAACAACCCTTAACAGTAAATCATAATATAAAATGCAACCATCACTTATTAATGCAATAATCTCTTTAGTGCCCAATGCAGAGGTAGTAGTAAGAGATACTGGCACAGAAGCAATAATCGAATGGATTAGACCATCAGAAGCAGAAGCACCAGTAACAAGAGAAGAAATAGACACAGAACTCGAAAGGCTGATTGCCAAGGTTCCCTTTGACAACTGCAAATCAGAAGCTAAATCTTTAATATCCAAGACAGATTGGGCAGTTCTTTCAGATGTAGGAATCCTTAATGTATCTGAATATATAGTATATCGTTTAGAACTCAGAGCACTCATTTTAACACCAATAGCAGAACCAGTATGGCCTATAGAACCACAACCAGTTTGGGTATAAAACAATAAAAATACATGTCACAATTAACACTTAATTCAGCACTCGGAGGTACATTCACCGTAGCACCACCAAATGTAACAGGAACGGTGGTGGCAACTCTGCCTTCTACTTCAGGTACATTGGCTTTAACTGTATCACCTACTTTTACAGGAACAACTACTTTCAATACTACAGGTGCTGTGATTCTTCCTTCTGGTACTACCGCTGAAAGACCCGCTGTGGGTATTATTGGGATGGAGAGGTTTAATACTACACTGAACGTGAAAGAATACTACAACGGTACGGCTTGGTATAGCGTGACTGCTACAACTCCAACCCCAACCGTAGAGTATTTAGTAGTAGGAGGCGGTGGCGGTGGTGGTGGTTATGGTGCTGGAGGTGGCGGTGGAGCAGGTGGATATAGGACTGCAATAGGGTTTGCTGTAAATGCTGGCTCTGCTATAACAGTTACAGTTGGTGCTGGTGGAAATGCAACAATAGCAAGTCTAGCAACGGATGGAACAAGCGGGGCAGCCTCTGTTTTTGGCTCTATATCATCAGCAGGGGGTGGTAAAGGGTATTACGAAGGTAACGGAACAGTAGGAGCTGGCGGTTCAGGCGGAGGTGGCGGTTGGACTACCACAACTGGTGGCGCAGGAAACACACCATCAACTTCTCCTAGCCAAGGTAATAATGGTGGTAACAATACTGGCACAGCAAATAGAGCTGGTGGTGGTGGCGGTGGAGCTTCCGCAGTTGGTGGTAATGGCGGAACAAATGGTGGTAATGGTGGGGCAGGTACAGCTAGTTCAATTAGTGGCTCTAGCGTAACTTATGCTGGCGGTGGTGGTGGAGGAACATTTAATACAGGTGCAGGTGGTACTGGCGGTGCAGGCGGTGGCGGTGCTGGCGCAGGTAATGCTGCTAGTGGTACAGCAGGTACTGTCAACACAGGTGGTGGTGGTGGAGCAGGTGGCGATAATGGAAATGGCGGTGCTGGTGGTTCAGGTATAGTTATCATTCGTTATGCTGACACATATCCTGCTGCTACTTCAACCACAGGCTCACCTACTATAACAGTCGCTGGTGGCTATCGTGTCTATAAATGGACAGGTTCAGGTTCAATTACAATCTAAGGATTTACAATGGCTTATTTCGCTAAACTAGATGAAAACGACGTGGTGATTGATGTCCACGCATTAAACAACATAGAGATGCTAACCTCTGAAGGTGTAGAGTCAGAGGACATGGGTAAGGCTTTCTTTATCCGTTGGTCAGGTGGCTATTCTAAGTGGGTGCAGACATCCTATAATGGTACTGTCCGTAAGAACTACGCAGGTATTGGATATACTTATGACAGAGTGCGTGATGCGTTCATTGCACCACAACCATATCCTTCATGGATTCTAAATGAAGATACTTGTCAATGGCAATCTCCCACATCTATGCCAACAGACGGTAAGATGTATCAGTGGTCAGAGGAACAGAAGAATTGGATAGAAATAACACTAGAAAACACATAAAACATGGCAATAAGTTTTAAATCAAATTTAGACGGTTCAGGTACTGTTTCTAATGAAGGTATTTCTGCTATCAATGTAAGTGGTACAGGTACAGTTTCGTTTCCTGTAAATAGTACAGGTACTGGGAATATTGTGCTCAGTGCAAGTCCTACATTTAGTGGAACTATAACCTATCCAGATGCAGTTTCCAGTGGTATTTCACCATTTCATTCTTCATATTATAAAAGAGCTAATCAGTTACAAGGTGGAAATACAGTAGCAACAGGATATTACACAAGTTCAGCAACAGCTGCTGATAGGATTACAGTTACTATTCCTGATACAATTCTATCAATAAATGGCATAGTATATAGAAATCCAACTGCAATTAGTAAACTACTTAGTACAACAGGTAATTGGGATAATACAACCTATGCTACAGCGGCAAATCGTGTAGGACTTGATTTCTATGTTTATGCTTGTACTCCTATAAGTGGGTTTGTACCTGATTATATTCTTTCACACAGTACAACCTATCCTACAGCAATGCCATCAGGCGGAACACCTTCTGCTTCAAATACTCGTAAGGTAGGTGGATTTCATTGCGAGTGTGTAGCTGTTGGAACAATTAGTGGACACACCCTCACAGGGTATCTTGCCGGAGATATAATCCCCCGCTCGGTATGGGATTTAAAGAATAGACCTATATCTGCGGTAGAAGGAATGGTATATTCACTAACAAATCAGTGGGTTGATATCTACCTTCCTTCCGTATCGGGGTCAACTGTAGTTTCAGTTAATGGAGGCGCAATTGCTTCTGGCACAACAGCCGTTAAATTCCACGCTTACAAATGGGATCAGTGGTTTGGACAGCAGGGTAAGAAGCCCATCGCTTCAATGGAATTTGTTGTCGCGTCTTTGGGTGCTAATCAGTCTACAAATATCGCCGGGTCTGCGAATCCGACCACAACAGGTGGACATACTGATACAGCAGGACGTAGAATGATAAGTAATATCGGTTGTGAAGATATGTGCGGCGTTTTCTCTCAATGGGGAAGAGAACAAGGAGCAATTGCAGGAGCGACTTCATGGGCAAATGCCTTTGATGCCAACGATACAGGTGTAGGAGGGCAACATTATAATGAACCAACTCGTCCTTGCTTTGGGGGCATTTGGGATAGTGGTGTGGTTTGTGGGTCGCGTTCTGTTTCGTGGGATAGTTCGCCGCTTATTCTTTATTCTGGTTTTTCCTCGCGGGGTGTCGCGGAGTCAGCATCTTCATATTAAAATTTTAAAAGTTTAGTCAATGAAGACTAAAGTAGACAATAATTGGATAATCAAACGGTTAAAAACTATATGCAAGGCTTTCCAAAAGTAATACAAACAAGACATGATGTAGAAGTTCTTCTTCTTACACATCCTATAGAAACAAAAGTATTCCTCTCAGAAATTAGTAATGATATACTACAATGGTATCCAAGTGGTGAATTAGTTGGAGTTGAAGGAGAAGGTATAACTGATGATACACATAAAGTTGTAATAGAGGAAAGAGAAGGGGTAGAGTATAAAACTCAATATGAACTCAAAGAGAATCCTAATTGTAAATTATATCAAATGGGATATACAATAGAAGAGGTAAAGGTAATTATTGCTTCGTAAAATTTTTAATAATTCTTTAATAAATAAATAAAATGGATTTTCAAGTATTTTTTAATATCAGTATAGGTTTAATATCTGGCATACTAGGATGGTTTGGTAAAACTGTTTGGGCAGCAACAAGAGATTTAACTACTGATATAGCTACCTTTCGTATTGAAGTTGCTAATGATTATATACGTAAAGATGATTTCAATCGTGTAGCAGAAAGAATATATGATAAACTAGATACTATCTCAGACATGTTAAATAAAAAACAAGATAGATAATATGATTTCATGTTAATTTGTTATATATTAATGCATCATTAATTTAACAAACTAACATGAAAGAAGTAGAAGAAATTAGAAAGAAAATACTATTAACTTTTAGACATTTAAATTTCTTAAAAGATAATCATACTTATGATATCAATGGTAAAAATCTAAAGTGTGTATCTAATTGTTTAGACAATTACAAGACATCTTTTGATAGTAATAAGATATCAGAAGCATACGCTAAGAAGAATAAATTAAAACAAGAAGATGTACTTAAACAATGGGAAGATAAGAAAAATACTTCCTGTGATTTAGGTACAAGAGTACATGACTTTGCAGAAAGAAGGTTTTACAATAAAGAAATTACTCCTACTATAGGATTAGAAGAAGCAGTAATGAATTATTGGGATAGTATAGATAAGGATAAAAATCTTATTCCTGTACTTTGTGAAACTCGTATTTGTAGTGAACTTCTTGCATATGCTGGTACATTTGATTTACTATTGTATGACGTAAAGAGAAAAGGTTTGATAGTTGCCGACTTTAAAACTAATGGTGACTTATATAAGAATTTTAGAAATCAAAAGTTACTAAAACCATTTGATTTTCTATTAGATAATAACTTTAATAAATATCAATTACAGTTATCTTATTATCAAATACCATTAGAAGATATAGACTTAAAAGTAATAGACAGAGAAATAATTTGGTTAAAAGAAGATAGTTCTTTTGAAAGATTACCTACACTTGATTTTAGTCAACATATCAGATACTATCAATCCTTAAGTACATAAACAAATATTAAATAGATACCTATGGAACAATTATTAAATATATTTGACTTATACTATATATGTAGTACAGTATTATTTACTTATCTTATTATTAAGTTTGTTGATAATCTTGATAAAACTAAACCATTAGCTATAGTAATAAAAGAATCAATAACCATAGTTATTAGTTTATTAGTAGCAGGTATATTTTTGAAATATAATTGGGCAGAAGGTAAATCTTTATTTCCATCTTTCTTTGCTTCTATTATAGCTTATGATAAATTAATTAAACCAATTCTTGATGTTTTAAATATAGGTTATATAAAAGAATAATATGATTACTAATCGTGCTCTTATTGAAAGGGTAAAAAGAATATACTACGAAAAGAATGTAACTCAATCAAATAAACTTCTTTATAATAGACAGATATTTGATAAGTTAATTAGTTCTAGAAATAGAGTTATTGCTCAAGAAGCAAGTAGGAATAATGTTATTAGTGATTGGTGTTATCAATCTATTAATGTTATTTTAACTAATGGTAATGAAGGTTTTGATACATCAGTATATGCGATTCCAGTTAAACAATCACTTTTATCTATACCAGAAATAGTTACCGAAGCTAATAGACCTCTAATTAAAATAGTAGGTGATGTTGGTGGTAGGAATGCGTTTTATAAAACTACTTGGGATCAAAAAAGAAACATAATAGGTAACAAGTATACTCGTAGAAAAGTATTTTATTATATTTATAATAATTATTTGTATATATTGAACAATGATAAACTTACTAATGTAGTAGTTACAGCAGTATTTGCTGACCCTACTGTAGAAGAAAGTACTATACCAATCCTTGATAGAAGGTTTATAGCAGATGCAAGAATGATAGATAGTATTGTAGCATTAACTATAGAAGAATTATCTGGTAAAAAGATACCACAATCTCAACAACAAGAACAAACTGCATAAGTGAAAGGTATTAGTGATGCTTATAAATTGTATTGTACTAGTGTTAAAGAACCAGTTGATATACATACATATAGGAATTTAACATGTTCATTTGTAGAATTTATAATACTAAAGTTAGCAGAGGGTAAGATATTAAGATTACCTGAAGGATTAGGAGATTTACATTTTGCAGGTAAAAAAGTTATGCCAACATTAGATGAAGATGGAAACATAAAGAATCTATCTGTTGATTGGAAAGAAACTCAAAAGAATTGGAAGAATAATCCTATAGCTAATGAGAACAAAACATTTATATATCATTTTAATGAACATACTTATGGGATTAGATATAAGTTTTATTGGAAGAAAAGATATTGTGTAGTTAAGAATAAAAACTTTTATCTCTTTATTCCAGCAAGAGCATTAAAGAGAAGATTTGCACAAATTATATTTAAAGAAGAAACTGAATTTATAGTAAGGTAATAATTTTTAATATGAATCTTAAATACGTATCAATAGAAAGCATTCTTACTAAGATCTATCGAGATTATGGTAAGCAATTAGATGAAGGTGATATCATTGAATGGGTAGGTGAAGCCCTTGATGCTTTAATTGCTGGTACAATAGCATTTGATAAGAAGGTTGCTATAATGAATGTTAGTAATCATCAGTGTCTATTACCTAATAACTGCGAATCTATATTACAGATAGCAAGGAATAATCATTTTGATGTAGATAGCATTAGTACATTACCTAATCAGGATGACATTAAGTTCTATGATACTGAAGGTAATCTTATTGTACAAAGCACAGACCTTACTGTCATTCCTTATATGGAAGTTTACTTTTCATCTACCTTTTGGAATTCAACTAAATTACAAGAAAGATTTAGTCCAGTTAGATTAAGTGGTAATACCTTCTTTGATGAGATTACTCCTATTGAAGTTAGAGAGAATCCTTATAAAAAAAATAACTTTGAATATACTATAGTTGATGAATCTATTCTACGATTTAATTTCATAGAAGGACAAGTCTACGTTGCTTTTTATCAGAGAAAAACAAGTGATACTGGATTTCCTATGATACCAGATCATTATGTATTTCAGAAAGCAATTGAAAGTTACGTTATGTGGAGAATAAGTAATAAAGAATTTTATAACCATGTACAGGGTTCTGATTCTAGGTTAATTAAGTCAGAAGCAGATTGGATTAAGTTTAAAGAACAAGCAAGAGCACTTTCTATTATACCTCAGACTCTTGATGAAATGGAAAGACTTGTTAGAAATAATAGTAATATTGTACAAGGTAGTAGTAGATATGAAAATTACTTTGATAACAACTATTATAATTACGGTAATAAAACCACTTACGTTAGGTAATACATGCAGAATAAAGGATTAAATACAGATTACTCACCAATACTTCAACCTGAAGGTACTTATAGTTATGCCTTAAATGCTGTTAATCAAACGATTACTGGTGATTTTGGTTTCTTAACTAAAGAAATGTCTAATTCATTTATTGCTCAAATACCTGATGGATATATACTTATAGGTTCTACACATCTTAATAATAATGATGAATTATTATTTTCAGCATTTGATGGTATTTCTGAAATTGGAATATTAAGTGAAAAAGGAAATTATCAAACAATTCTTAATACAAGAGTTTTAAATTTTTCTGAGAAATATCCAATTAGATCTACATTTAGATTAAGAAAAAATGAAGAAAGGGTTATCTATTTTGTTGATGGAATTAATAAACCAAGATCAATTAATATAGATAGATTAATTAATTATTATTCTGTTAGTTTTAGAGAATGGTTAGATTTAGGTAATTCTGAAAGTGACTTTACTAATGAAAAATGGAATAGTTTAAAATTTAATCTTGTAAAAAGTTATAATCAAATACCTGATTTTAATAGTATAGAAGTTTTACCTTCTGGTAATATAAAAGCAGGAAGTTATTCTTTTGGTATTATATATGTTGATGAAGATACAAATTCTACAAATGTTGTAACTACTTCTAACTTTGTTAATATTTATAATGATCCTTTAAATAGAGAATATTCTAATATTAGAGGAAGTAGAAATATTGATAGTGCACTTATGTCTTATGCTTCTACCGATAAATCAATTAAGGTTTCTGTTGGTAATTTAGATCCATCATATTTGTTTTACAGACTGGTAATTATTGTATGCAATAGTATGACTGGTGTTACTAATAAAGCTTTCTTAACTGAAATTCTTTCTACAAATCAGAGTGATTATGTCTATTATGGTAATGATGAGTCTTTAACAAGTATACCTTTATCATCTGTTATTATTGATAAACAAGATATTGATAATGTAGAATATATTGAACAAATTGAAAACAGATTAATTCTTGGTAAGTATAGAACTAAAAATATTAATTTTGTTGAATTTCAAGAAAAAGCTTCTAAAATCAGAAGTCATCTTACTACAAAAAAAGTTTATTTAAATAGCATTAAAGGTAGTGGTAATCCAAAAGATCCCACATCTACATTTGATTCTGTCGGATATATGCCGGGAGAAGTATATTCTTTTGGTATTAACTATGTATTTAACGATGGTACAATAAGTCCTACATATCATATTCCCGGTAGAAATAAAAGAGAACTAAGAGAAACAGTTAATGGGTTTAATGATAATATGGATTATTATGAAACCCCTATGTCTAAATATCCTGAAATACATAGTTACGTTAATAGAAATAATTATTGGGGTCAAGATAGTTATGGTAGTTATTTAACTGGTTCTCCAAAACGACATCATAAATTTCCAAATAGAAAAGATAGAAATATTTCTTTATATGAAAAAGAAGCATCTTCTGTTACTATCTATAGTTATAAGTTAGAAATAAAGGTCACATTAAAATCAGGAAAAAGTTATCCTGTAAATAAAATTACAGGTGAACCAATAATTATTGGTTGCAGTATTGCTTGTAAAAAAGTAAATTCTTCTAGTTATAATGAATTTAGTACTTTTTTAACTTCTAATATTGAAGTTGAAACTTTTATAGATCAAGTTTATAAAAGTGATATTGAATTACAAGTATTAGATAGTGGTGATAGAGGTGTAATAAGTGGTGAAATAATAACATATATTGACTTATTTAATATTAATTTTATATATACACCTATTATAGAAGAAATATTAAATCCTGCTTATTACACTAATATTTTTGGTATTAAATTTGATAATATAGAATTACCTCATCCTGATATTGTTGGTTATTTTATTACTAGAAACAAACGATTAGATAGCGATAAAACAATAATTGATAATGCTTTATTTGGACCTTTAACTAAGTACGATACTGGTTCTATAGATTATAGGATATTTAATAAATGGGTTAATAAAGCAACTTTAGATACTGAATCTATTTATTTCTTTTCACCCGAATTTCAATTTACAGGTGAAAATTTAAACTTTGATCATATACGAATAGATGGTTATTATGATACTACAATAACCACATCTAAAAATGCAGGTGAACCTCCTAATACAGGAGGTGAATATGACGTTAATAATTATGGAGTAGTCATAAGTGATATTATGGAAGGTACTTCTTATAATCCAGATACAGATTCGACTGTTGATGGAGATGGATTTAATCTTTTAGTTGGATATAGAAATTCCAATCTTACTTATGATAATAAGGTAGCAAATATTACATGGTCATATGATACTGATGATACATCAACTATAGAAAATATATTGTATGTAGGTGGTGCTAATAGTAAATTCTATAACGGTAATACTTTTTATAATGCGTGTCAAGATAACAAGATAGGTATTATAAAATTTAGTGCAGGTCATGAAATAAATACTTCTCTTTTTAATGGAGGTACTAGATTATTTTATGGTTCTCTTATTTCAAATAATGAATCTGCTTATACTAATTTTATAGATAGAGATTACTATAAGGAGCATAATAATGTTATTTATTTTAACTCTAATGAAGTTGGTAATAGTATAGAAATATTTAATGGTGATGTATATGTAAATGCTTGTTCACCAGTAGCATCTACCTATTTTGGTATGGTAATGGCAAATAGAGCTAAGAAAGAAAAGAAATCATCTGGTATATTGGGTATAGGATTATTAGTTGTGGGTATTGTAGCAACTATTTTTACTGCTGGTGCTGCTTTAGGTGTATTTGGTGCTCTTGGTACAGCAGGTACATTAGGTAGTATTGCTGCTATGGCTACAGTATCAACCTTGGGTGCTATGGCAATATCAGCAGGAGCTTCTATGTATAGTTCTTATTTAGAATTAGAAGCATTAAAAAAGATGATTGCAGAAGATTATCCTAAAGGTTTAGAATTAGGTATTAGAGATTCTGATATGACAGATAGCGATAAATGTAATCTTACATCAGGAACTAAAAATTCAGATGATTGTATTGTATGGTTTGCTGATAGATTGACTGATTTAGTAATGGAGTCTTCTGTTAATATGGGATTACGTTCTAGTTTAAATACTATTGGTATTGATTTTATTAATTCTTTTAGTAAATCAGGATATGATATAAATGAATTCAGGGCTTATTTAACTGAAAAACTTACTCTTTTAGATCCAGTTAGAGGGGATGGTAGAATTTATAGAGGGTTTGCAAATACAGAATGGTATGATGTTAATCCTGATTATCATAAATCTAATGAAGAAAAAGTATTTATTCACTTACCAAGTACATATGATGGTTTAGGAATTAACGGAGATTTCTCAGAAAAGTATAATAATAGATTACTTTATAGTCAACAATCATTTCAAGAAGAACAAACAGATAATTATAGAGTTTTCTTACCAAATAATTATAAAGATTTTGAAGGCGAACATGGTATTATGACTGGACTTTTTAGATTAAAAAATTCTATTTATATACATACAGCTAATAGTTTATGGTTTGTACCACAAAATATTCAAGAAAAACTTACTACTGAGTTAGTATCATACATTGGAACAGGTGAATTTTTATCTATTGCTCCTAGAAAAATAGAAGAAGGTATTATTAATTATGGTAGTCAAACAGATTTTGCTACTATACTTGTAAAAAGTGGAATATTATTTATTAATCAGCAGTTAAGTAAAATTTATATTTTTAATGGGTCTGAAATAAAAGAAATCTCAGAAAAAGGTATGAGAAATTGGTTTTTAAATAATCTTCCTTTGAATATTAAAGCTCAATTATATAATCTTTCAGAATACAAATGGAGAATTAATAATCCATCTATAGGTTGTGGAGTATTATCTGGATATGATCCGAAATTAAATAGAATTATTATTACTAAGAAAGATTATGAATTTACCAATACAGTTGATTATGTTGGTGAATTTGATTATACAAAAACAGATTACAAAAGTAAGGATATTTACATTAAAGATAATATTTTTAATATCGTTGATCGAGCAGAATACAAAGTAATTAAAGAAGTATCATTTGATGATTTTATTGAAAACAAAGATATAACTATTTTTAATGTTGATATCAGTACAACAACTGTTTTTGAAAAAAATATTGTTGGAAAATGGTTTAATAAGAATATTTTAACTTATAAAACCATCGATTATAATAGTCCTTATTATATTGAAACAAATACCTTTGATATAGGTTGGAATAATTTATTAATTAATAGACCTCCTAATCTAAATAGTACTTATATAAATGGATTTTTTCAAACTACTTATATCGCAAAAGAAAGTAAGAACTATACTTTTTATACAAAGAGTGATGATGGTTCTAGATTATACGTAGATACTCTTATTGATGGAGTTGTTGTTTCTGAATTAGTTGTTAATAATTGGTATGATCAAACTGCTACTTTTAGAATTGGTACTAAAATGTTAGAAGCTAATAAAGAGTATACAATAAGAATAGAATTTTATCAAGGTACTGGAGCTGCATCATTATTGGTAGGTCTAACTACTATCTCTGATGAAGGTGCAATAATAGAAAAATACGATACTGGATATTTTAAATATATTCCTCCTACAGATTTTGAAGGTATAGATTATTTTAAAATTAAAACTAATAAAAGTATTTATACAGATGAAGAAGAAACTATTGCTGTAATAGTAAAAGATGTAACTGGATCAACAGAATCTTTTCCTTTTGAATCTGGTATAATAACTACTAATCCAACACCTATATATCATGAAATTATAAATTTTCCTATAGCTGCTTCTGGAACGTTATTAGTAAGAGATAGAATAACAGTTCCCCATAGATTTATTATTAAATATACAGATAATCAACAGTTTATATTTGATAAGACTACATTATGGGATATTAATATTAATGAAGAAGATGTTAGGCATTTAACTTTTGAAGCAGGAAAAACAGTATTAACTATAACCGTTGAATGCGACTGGATAAATCCTTCGGATAATAATACTTATATAAAAGAGATAAATTATGAATTTGAATATTACTTAGATTAATATGATCATTAATTATTATTTAGCAGATAAAAATACACCCGAATTATTAAAAGTATCAGGTGATTATAAATTTGATTCTTGGACTAAACATTATTTTATACAGGTAAAAGTTTATTTAGATTTTGAAAAAGTATTTCCTATTACTGAAACTGAAGTTATTGGTAGATTTCAATACATAATTAACGGTACAAATTATTATACAGACATAACAATTACTGATGAAATTAATGATTTAAAGTATGTATTGTTCAATATATATTCCGGTGATGTTAAACCAACAAAATATAATAATACTTATGCAGAATCTATACCGCATTCAACTCCTATAAATTTTGATGAATATATAGATATCTTTCATTATACTGTTAGTTTAAATATTAGTACTGAACATTTAATAGGTATAGAAACAAACTTAGATTACTCATTTAATGAAGCAATTATTGGTAAATATTATAAAATTCAGTATACTGTAACAAGTGACCGTTTGTTTAATTTATATGTAATGTTAGGTTCTAATAAAGGAATCACAATTAATTCTTCAGGTACTTATGTTGAATATTTAGAGTTAAAAGATAATAAAAAGATAAGTTTTTTTGCTAGTGGATTATTGACTTTATCTGATTTTAAAATCGAAGAATACGTAGTAATAGCTGATGAATTAGATTTTACAGATAAAGAGGCATTTGTTAATCATTCATGGACACTTAGTTATTCATTAGATACAAACAACTGGGTTTCATTTCACTCATATATACCAGATTATTATTTAACTACAAATACAGCGTTATATTCTTTAATAAATGATGAATTAAGTATAGAATATACAATTAGAGACGAATCAAATAACTACATAACAGGTAGTAATAACGAAATTATAACTTATTATAAATATACCTATGGCTGAGAAAAAATTATATGGTGCATTAGGTGATTGGGATGAAGTTCTTTATGAAGACTTATCTTCTGAATCTACAATGCTTGTTAATACAACTGGTGATGATCAGGGATTAATTGGCGCAATTAAAGCATCTTCATTTAAAGGTGATAAAGGAAATAAAGGTGATCCCGGTAATGTATTACTTCCTGATGGACTTGTTATTAGTTCTGTAGGATATACTTTTGTTGCTCAAGAATCACAACAAGAACAACGTCAAACAATAAATACACTAGGATTAACAGATGATCCAAATAGTATATTTCTTACTAAAACAAATATTGGTATAACATCAACTGATGTTGTAGGTGGTAATGATAGAAGACTTATGCCTATCAATGCTATTATTATGTGGGGTGGATTAATTAATAATATTCCTCTTGGTTGGTATCTTTGTAATGGTACTAATGGAACGGTTGATTTAAGAGATAGATTTGTAATTGGTACTGGTACTACTTATACTAGTGGTAGTATTGGTGGAAGTAAAGATGCAATTGTTGTTTCACATAATCATACAGCAAGTTCATCATCCTCGGCTGGATCGACAGCTTCATCTGATGCTCAAAAGTGGTTTGGTCATAGAGGTGTTCAGACTGGTGCATCTACAACTAACCCTGAAGGTACTGATTTATATGTAGGTTTCACAAGTGCATCAGTAAGTGTAAGTACATCTGTAAGTACAACAACCACAAATACAGCAACAGGTGTATCAGGAACTAACGCTAATCTTCCTCCATATTATGCTTTAGCATTTATTCAATTTAAAGGATACGTTTAATGCCTAAGTTATATAAACACAATACAGAGGGTGATTATTGTAGATTTCAAGATGGTAGTGGAGACCTTGTTACTTATCCACATATAATTGAAATGGTATTTAATAAAGATTTTGATGAAACTAAGGTTCAAACTGCTATTAAATTAGATATAGAATCAAAAAAGTTTGATAGTGTAGAAAATGAATATTATGATAATCAATATGGATTTTTTGATAGAGCAATTATATACAATAGAAGACAATGTTCTGGAGATTTATTTATAAAAATAATTAGTTGTCCTGATTCTACTGGTGATTTTTTTGATCAACAATTACAAGGTTTATTAAGTGGTGTTACAGCAGTTAAAAAAGAAGGTAATTGGGTAATTACTGGTTTTAGAAATTATGTAATAACCAATAATAAAACTTTATTCAGTAAAGAATGGAGTAAGATTAAGAATAATTTTCCAATTGATAAAGTAGTAAATACTGAAACGGTTAGTTCAGATAAAGATTGGTATGAATTAGAAATGTTTAGAGATAAATATCTCATTGTAAGATTGATAGATACTCATGATTATACTAAACAACTTATTACTAGAATAGTAAATATTAAAATGACAACTTCACCACGATAAATAAATAATATCTTATTAACACTTAATTATATATACCATGGCTAAGAAAAAGAAGGGCGGCAAAGGCTGTTAATCAATCAATATATGAAAGTCACTCAAAAGGTGACTTTCGTTAATTAAAATATTATTATGAGAAATAAGAAAAATATAAGAAAATATGCTACTGGTGGATTAGTAGAAGAAGATAAATTTCTAAAAAATTGGTTTAAAAATAGAAAAATATCTGATCCTCATATTAATGAAGCTCTTAATTTAGATAGAAAAGATTTATTAAATAGAATTTCTCAACCTTATACTGTTAATAGAGTAGATGAAGTAGATAAAAATGTACAAGGTAGATATGAAAATAATACTATTTTATTAAATAAAAATGCTGATAAAGATACTGCTTTACATGAAGATACTCATAGAATATTAGCTCAAGACTTATATACAAGAACTACTAATAAAGATGTTGTTAACCAATTAATAAAACCTAAAAATAAATTAACTGGTGATTATAATGAAAAATATGATTATTATAGTAATTCTGATGAAGTTATACCAAGATTAATGAATTTAAGACGTGAAATGAAAGTTAATCCGAAAGAAGTTATTACACCAAAACATGTAGATAAGTTCATGAAAACTTATAAAGGTAATAGTAATAACATTAATGACTTACAAGAATTATTTGATAGTGAATCTATTGTTGATTTATTAAATTTAACTACATTTAATGATACAAATACAAATAAAAATAATTATATGGCGTTAGGTGGTAAAGTAAATACTTATGATACTGAACTTACTCCTGAAGAATTAATAGGTTATAATACTTTTGCTCAAAAATATGCTAAAAGTAAAAATTTTAAAATAGAAAATTTAACAAGAGATTATGATTTACAAGGTTATTATAAAAAACATAAAGGTGTAGATTTACCTGAAATAATAACTCCTGAATTACATCTTAATGATGAATTTAAAAAACCTAATCATATTACATTTTCAAATGGTTCTATTTATAGTACACCTGAACATACTGGTGGACAATGGAAAAATGAAAAAGAAGATGAATCTGGTGCTTGGTCATTTATACCAACAGAATATAATTTAAAAAACACACCTACAAATAAGTTACAAGAATACTTTAACACTTATGAAAAAGGTAGTAACCTTATTTTACCAAATATGAGAAAGAAATACGCATTTGGAGGACAAACTAATTCTACTATAAATGCTGAGGGGGGCGAAATTCTTCAAACACCTCAAGGTCAAGTAGGTAATATTAATGGTGCTACACACGCTAATGGTGGTGTAAATTTGAATGTACCAAATGGTTCACTTATCTTTTCTGATAGAATTGGTATTAAAGATAATAAAGGCAAGTTCTCATCTTTAGCTGATAGAAAGAGAATTAGAGAGAATACTCTTGCAAGACTTGGTAAGAGACAAAGAGATCCTTTTCAGATTAATACAATAGCAAGAACTGGTCAGAAGTTAGATCAGGAAGAACAGGCTGATGTTGCTTTACAGACTATGGTTAGAAATGCAATTGAAGGTAGAGGTAATCTTAACTCTAATGTTGATTCTAATGAAGTACCTAAAGCTGCTTGGGGTACTGGTGATTATATAAATACAGGTATGAATATACTTGGTTCATTTATGAATAAAAGTAATGTTGAAAAATCAATTGCAAGTACATCACAACCAATGCCTAATTTTAATAAGAATTATGGTACTGCTGGATTAGAGAAACTTAGAGGTGCAAGTGAAGATTTAAAAACACAAGGTACTTATGCACAGAATATTATTAACAGTCAGTTACAACAAGGTAAACAAGATAGTGCTGCTGGTATAGATAATATGGGTGGTTCTATTAATCTTAGAAGAGCACTTAGAAGTAAATCAGCTAATGATGTAAATCAAGTTTATGGTGATACTATGACTAAGTTAAATAGTGAAGTACTTGGAGCACAAACTCAACTTGCTGGTCAAGAAGCAACTATGTTAAATGCAAGAGATGTAGCTTTAGCAGGTGGAGAGAAAGCTAAATTTGAATATGATACAGCATTAGCAAGATCAAATGCTGGTGCAAGTAATGCTGCAAGTAATGAATTAATAGGTAGTATTGGTGGTATAGGAAAGTCAATTAGTGAATCTAACTTACAAGATAGACAAACAGAATTGATGAATAATATGCTTATGATACAAGGTGAAGGTAAATTTGGTTTTACAAATGGTAAATTTGGACCAATAAATAATACTGTAGGTGCTAATACTAGTAATTGGGGAACTAATCTTGGTTCTACATCTACATTAGGTGATTTTAATCTTAATAATTATAATAGTATTATGAGTGGAGGTACTAAAAAACAACCTTCTTATTTTGCATTAGGTGGTGAAGTAGGTGGTAAATCTAATCCTTTATTAGATATGCTTTCATCAATTAAACGTGAACCAATTACTTTTGCTAACCAAACTACTACACCAGAACCAGATTTAAATACTGGATTTGTTAATGAATTAGGTGGTACTAATGCTAAAATAAAACAATTATATGATAATGAACAAAAATTTAGTAGTGCGGTATTAGCCAAAGGTAGTAAAGATGTTGAAAGGGCATTAGCAACTATTAGAGGTAAAGAGTCTAGTGGTAGATATAATGTAGATAATAAAGCAGGTGCATCTTCAGCAAGTGGTGCTTATCAATTTACAAAAGGAACATGGAAAACATTAAGTAAACGATTTGGTATTGGTACTGAATATAGTAAAGCAGGATTAGCACCACCAGAAATACAAGATGCAGTTGCACGTAAATATCTACAAGATATACTCAAACGAGCAGGCGGAGATGTATCAAAAGTACCTCTTGAATGGTATACTGGTAATATTTATGGTAAAATTAGTCAAAAGGCATTAGCAGCAAATAATGGAATGTTACCTTCTTCTTATCAAAGAAGTTGGATGAAGAAATATAACTCAATTAAGTCATAAAATAATATGGAAATACCGTCGCTATATTCACCATTTAAAATGGATACTTCTTTTAGTAAACTACCTTTAGAAGAAATGGGAAAGTTAACTGAACTTGTAGGAAATACTATTAAAACTAATGAACAAAGTATTAGTAATTTTGATACTGCACTTGGTAGTCTTAAAACACATCCTGAAGCAATGCCTGAATTACAAGCAAAAATCAAACAGTATCAAGATTTAGTAGAACAATCTGCTGGTTTAGCAAAAACTGATCCTATGAGATATCTACAAATAGGTGGACAATTAAGAGAAGCAGGTCGTGCTCTTACTAAAGATATGACTACAGGTGATATTAGTAGATATACTAAAGGTTATTCTGATTGGAGTACTGGTTTTGCTACTGCCTTAAAAGACCCTAAGAAAAGTGAAGCAGATGTACGTACTGTTTATAATGCTATAAAAAAGAAAAATCTTGAAGAATTAAAAGCAGGTAAAGAATTAACTCAAGCTTATGTTCCTGATTATGTTAACGTAACTGAGAAAATAGATAAAGCAATAAGTTCTATTCCTGATAGTGATTATATAGATGATACTGGACAACATGTTAAAGGAAAATCACCAATAGCTATACGTGCTGCTATAGCTGAAGTAGAAAATGATCCATCATATCAAAATTATATACATTCAATGAATGCTTTTGATCCTACTAGAAAAGGACCAACGGTTTTATCAGAAAAAGATACTAAGGGTAATAATTTATTTTATGGTAAAATAAGAGTATCTCGTGTACCAGTTAAAAGTGATAAAAATCAACGTACCTTTGAAACAGATGAAAAAGGTAAACCTGTATATAAAACAGATGCTAATGGTAGAATTGAGTATGGAAAGACAAATATTAAAGAAGATGCTATGCCATTGGATGATTATCAATTACAGAAATTTGCTGAAATATATGGAACGAAATATGGTGGTGGTACAATAATATTAGATGCAGAAGGTAATAAACCGGGTAGTTCTGGTGGTTCAAAAAGTAATATTAATTTACCAGTAGTAGGTTCTTCTCCTGAACAAAATAATAATACTACTTCAGCACCATTATATGTACCGGGAACTGAAAAAGTATTGTTAGATGCACCAAGAGGTAATAGACCTTCTATTAATGCTACTCTTGCTGATAAAAATGCTTCACCAGATGAAAGAAGAGAAGCTGAATTAGAAAGAAATGAAATATATCTTAATCAACGTAATGCTATAAATAGACATAATCAAATAAGAGATATTACTTATCAAGAAATGAATGATGGTAAAGGAGTTTCAACTAAACAAAAAGAATTACTTGCAAATGTAAATAATTATAAAAGAAGATTAGGAGAATTAAATCAACTTAGATTTAATATGGAACCGGGTGATAGTTCTACAAACAAAGCTTATGCAAAAGAATATCAAGAATTATCAGCAAAATATCAAGAAGCAAAGGGTTTAAGAGATGAATATAATAGTATATATGTTGCAAAAAGTAATATGATTCAAAATAATCAAGCTAATCAGAATAAGAGTATAGTTATAGCAGGACAAACTGATTTACAAGATGCAGCATCAATTGCTCTACTTGCTGAACCATCAACACTTACAATAAAAGGAAATGATAATAAAAACAGTGCTAGTGACATTATAAATACTAAGATTGGTACTAAAGGTAATCTTACAGATGCTTATTTGTTTAAAAGTATAACTCCTATTGGTGAAGGAAAAGTTGAAATACAAGCAGTAGATAAATCAGATAATAATAAAGTAACTACATTTATTATAAGTGAAAACGCTGCTATGCCAATACAAGAAGCAATTAGAGTAGGTAAGTACGGTAAAACTACTAAAACATTAGGTGAAGCACTTACTGATTCTAAATTAGCAAGATTAGTTTTTGGTATACAAAATGCACCTCTTCCTACACCTAATATTAATTATGGAGCAGTAACAGAAATTAATTATGATGATGTTACAGCATACGTTAGAAAAACACAAAGTGGTGGTATTATTGCTAGTATTAAAGAACCAGATGGTAATGTGTTAGTTTTACCTATAATTACAGGAAGTGATGCTAATGGCGAATTAGCTGACTATATTAAACTTTATAAATCAAACCCTACTGTAATTAAACAATTAGTAGAAGAAAAAAAGAAAATGGCGATAAGTAAAGGTGAATCTTTAGATAAATATTTTGTTGATCCTAATAATATACATATATTTCCTACACGTTATAGTAAACTTGAAGAAGAAAGAAAAGAAAAACAAATAATACCTGAAGAAAATTCAAGGGAATTATATCCGTCGGAAACATTTTCAGCTTTCTTATAAAAATATAAATAATAACTTATGCCATTTCTTATAGATGAAGTATTAAAACCACCAGTAGTTAATCCAGCCGCAAATGAATATGCAGGTGCATTATTATACGGTGCATCTTATAATATTCCTAATTTTGCAGAATATAAAAGAAAAATAGCACCAGAAGATTTATCAGTAGATGATCCTAATATGTATGCTAAAGCAGCAGCTAATACTCCTATTCTTGAAACAGTAGGTATTGGATTAAAGAATCTTGCTGTTAGTAGTATAGGTATGTTTGCACAAAATGCATCTACTTTACCCGATTTATTCAATGGTAATATTGCTAAAATGGCAATAGGTGATGCCGATGTATGGGGAGAAACTATAAAGTCTGGTGGTTTATATGGTTGGGGTTCTAATTTCATGCGTGATAACATGCAAATAGCCCTGGAAAGAGATCCTAATACCGTTAATCCTGCTGATCCTGCTTGGTGGGCTAATGTTATTGCTCCTGGAGTTGGTTCTGTAATAGGTATAGTAGGAGAAAGTGCTGTTGAAGCTAGGGCAGCAGCTCTTATAGGTGCAGGAATAGGTACGGTAATAACACCCGGTTTTGGTACAGCGGTTGGTGGAGCTATTGGTACTGGTATAGGTATGGTAGAAAAAATAGGTAAAATGTTACAAGGACTTACTACTGCTAAGAATGCCAAGAAAGTATTCATGGGTACATATGCTATTGGTAGAGGTAGAGAAGCAATTATGAATGCTGCTGCTACATATGAAGAAACCCTTCAGACGTTAAGAGATAAAGGTATACCTGAAGAACAAGCAAATAAACAAGCTTCTGAAGCTGCTAGTTATATGTTTAGAAGAGACTTTGTTACTGGTACAGCATTAGGAGCAGTAGAAGCTGCACTTATGACTTATAGTCCTATTAAAGGTGGATTAGTAGAAGGTGCTAGTAAGTGGAATGTATTAGAAAGAGGATTAGATTTAATTCCTAATAAGATAGCAAAGACAGCAGTTAAAACCGTTGTTGGTATGTCTTTAGAAGGTGAAGAAGAAGGTCGTCAGAAAGTATATGATTGGGAGGCTAAACATTATGCTATGATTAGTGCTGGTTTAGAAGAAGATAATGATTTCTTTACTGATAGATTACCAGAGTATTTTACTAGTGCTGAAACTTGGAATAATGTTCTTGGTGGTGCAGCTGGAGGTGGATTTATTCCTGCTATAGGTTACGGTATTAATAAAATTGGTGATAAATACACTGGTATGGATAAAGTGTATAAAGCACATAAAGAATTATTAAAAGAAAGGGATCAGGGTATTAAAATTGAATATATAAAGAAAATATCAGACGCATTTAATGATAATGATATTCCTCTTGCTAATAGTTTGATTAGTAATTTTAATAAACATACTTCTGTTTATAATTTAAATTTTGATCGCATAGTTAATGCTGAAGGAGATGCTTCTTTGTATAATTCTCAATTGAATTTCTTAGAAAATACATTAAAAGAAGCAACTGCTAATCCAGATAAAACTGATGATATTAAAGCAATTGAAAATACTTATCCTGAATTAATTAAGCAGACTAGAAATGCTAAATATATATTTGATGATGAAGTTGCGGATAAAACTCCATCCCATATGTTAATACCAATGACTCATGCAAAATTAGAGTTAGGTATTATTCAAGATAGTGTTGAAAAATATAGAAAAGAATTATTTAATATTGATAAAATTAATAAATCTAATAGTGGTGTAAGTGCTTTAGGTAAAGAATATCATACTGCAAAAAGTGAACTACTTGCTACTCTAAGTTTAATTAAAACAGTAAAACAATCAATTGATAGAGAAACTAATGGTGAAATTAAATCGTTTCTTAAAAAAGAATTAAAAGGATTTGAAGAAAGGCTTAAGAAGAATGAATTGAAGTTTAAAGAAATAGAAGATGATTATAATACAGATATTAATGACGAAGATCGTAGAGAGGATAATCTTATTATCGGTGCTTATGGTCCAATGCTTTCATATAATGAAACTATAAAAAAACAACAGCAAGCAGAAGAAGATGCAAAAATTAAAAGAGAAGAAATAACTAAACTTCATACTAAAGAAGAACAAGATAGACTTGCAGAAGTAGAAATAAAGAATTTTAACAAACAAGTAGAACTTTATACTAAATCAATACCTGAGACACCAGAAATTAGAGTACAAAATAAAGTAGTAAATGTTTCAGATAAAATTATTAAGATTGAAAAGGAAATAAGTCATTTAGAAGAATTTTTAAAAAATCCAGATCAACTAAATAAAGATATTATTGTTTTAGAATTAGAACAACTTAAAGATGTAAAAATTGCTTTAGAAAAAGAATTTAAAATTACTAAAGAAGAACAAGTTGAAATAAAAGAAGATGTAGCAAGACGAGAAGAACTAAGTAACCCAGTAAATAATATTATAAAGAAGGTAATAAAAGAGAAGAAAGAAGTACCAATAAATACTAATACTGACATAAATGATGTTATAGATAACATATTCCGTAATGCTGCTAGTAATGAAGATACTTCTATTAAAATACATCCTTCACCACTAACAGTAGGTAATCTTAGTAATGAAGATATAGAGTTTTATAAAGAGGAAGTTGAAACTCTTGTTAAAAGTATGGCTAAACATGAAAACAGAGATATTAATACAATTACCTTTAGAGATGTAATAAATAAACTTGTTAATGATCTCGGTAATAATTTTAATAATAAAAATAGAATTAACACTGTATTTAATTACATAGCATTAGGTTGGAATGAATTTAAAGGTAAAAATAATAAGGCAGAAATTGATAAGGTGTATCATGATATATTTCAAGCTCAGAACTTCATAGATAATCTTGAAAAAAGATTAAGTATTAATTATAGATCTGAAGAAGAAAGGTCAAAAGATAATGATAATATTTATAATGCGAATATTAGTGTTGCTAATCTAAAAACTACAACTACTGCATCTGGTACTACATCTGAACCTACTATTTATGGCAATAATAATAGTCTTATTAGTAAAGTACCTATGAGAGGATTGGGTTCTACATCTATTAGTGTAAGAAAAAGAAATGAAGAAACTAAAGAAATTGAAATTAAAACTGTTTGGATAGAAGGATCACATGTTAATTTTGGAATAGTTGATAAAAATGGTGTATCTGAAAAAGGATTTGCGCATCCAGATAAGTTCAATGTAGGAACTCCTTTAGTAGTAAAATTAGCAACTAATGAACAATTAGAAAACATTCCTGTTAGGTTTTTAACGTGGCAAAGTGAAGATTCTGATGTTGAATCTGATTCTACTTTTGATTCTCAATTAATTAATACTGATCCTTTATTAGTAGGACATAATGTTAAAATAATAGGTAAAATACCTAGTTATGCTGACTTATTATCATCAAAAGGTGCTGATATTAGAATAGATAATGGAGATGGTACAACAAGAGATATTAACTACAAAATAGAAAAAGATTCTCTTAGGTATAAAGATACTGTACCTATGATTATGCAACATAGAGATCATGATTTAAGTTATGGTTCTACGTATGCTTATGATGTAAATTATTTTAATCCTGTACACAATAATGAGAATCAGCAACATATAGAAGGACTTAAGAATATTGCTAGAACATATAGAAATATTGTTTTAGAAAAAGGGTCTCTTAATTTAGTAATTACAGAAAGATCAAATGGTACTTTTAATCCTGCTAAAATTAAAACTAAAGAAGAGTTTATTCCTTTAAAAAATATTCCTCAGATAGAAGATAATAGACCTAAAATTGGAATATATCATAAGTCATTTGATGGTAGAAGAACATATCGTGTATATAACAATGTTACTAATAAACTTGAAGAAATTGATTATATACCCGAAGAAATCTCTAATGAAGATGCTACTTTCGTTTACTTTATGCCTGTTAATAAAATAAATGATAAAATAATATATCAAGTATCAGGTGTACAAACATCAACTATTAAGAAACATAGTACAGCAATAAAAGACAGTATTATAAATATGTTGTATTTATATGTTAAAGCAAACGTCAATAGAAATGATAAAGCATTTATAAAAGAGATTAGTGATATATCGACAAATGAATATGGGAAGGATGATGGTAATTTTACAGAAATGAAGGGTGCTAAAAATTATATAAAGAATTTTTATCAAACTTATGTAAAAATCAATAAAGAAGAGTATGTTGAAAAATTTGATATAAAAGTAAAAAACAAAGGTGTTACTATTAGTTCTGTAGACGAAAATGGAGAAAATCAAGATACTACTATTACTAGTAACTTTTTTGAACAAACTCCTGATCAATTAAATGCTAGTAAAGATATCATTTATAGATTCTTAGATACACTTCCTATTAACATAAGTTTATTACCTTTTAACTTAACAACAAAGGAAGGTATTACTGGTTTAAATAAACAAATTAAACTAGTAAGTAAAGATGGTGTTCTTAGTAATAGTGATGAATATGAAAATTATTTAGATTACATTGAACAGAATCTTGTACATAATATTAAAAGTTTTAATGTAGCTAATGATAATGAAGAACCATATTATACTCCTAATATAATACCTATTCTTGAAGTAGATATAACAAGTAATCAAGTAGTACATAAACCTAAAGATGTTATACAAGAAGCATTAAAAACACCAGCTAATAATAAAGACACTAAGAAAGAAGAAATAGTACTTACTAATGATGACGATAAAAATATTATTATTAATGCTTTTAATGCAATAAATGGTCTGTATTCAACTGATTATAGACAAGCAAAAGTACTTAATCAGATATTAAATGATACTGAACCAAAAGTACATCCTTCTCCCTTAACTACATTAGAATCAATTAGGGAATATAATAGAAGTATTGCAAATATATCTGATGTTGAAAAAACAGAATTAGTTAATAGTATATCATCTTTATTTCATACTAAAATATTAAATAATGATCTTAATATTAAAGAAAATAAAAAAAGTTTAAAAGAAGAAATTCAAAAATATATAAAGGAACACTTAGATAATAAAGCTAACATAGTAGAATTACATGACTTAACTTTAAAGAGAGTTGATAAAAAAAAGTATCCAAATGTATCATTATTAATTAATGATTATGAATTACTTAGTTCTAAAATAAATAATTTATTTAGTGATATAGATAGTCTTGATACAAGTATTCTTATTAATGATATTTTTGATAATCTTGTTTTAGAAAAAGCAATTAAAGAAGTAGGTGAAGAAGATTCAGATAAAGAAGATTCAGGTCAACTTAGTTTTGATAAAGATTCTGCTGAAAAAGATTCTTTTATGAAAGTAGGAGAAAAACTTAAAAGATTCTTATTTGGTCAATTAGATACAGATAGTGAAGGTAATACAACTACTATTTTCTTGGGTTTACCTAAATATGTAGATAGAAATGAAATATGGAATAAATTACTAGAATTAACTTGTTCGGAAAACTGTTCTGATATTACTTTTGAAGGTAAAATTAATGCTCTAAAAGAGAATGCTACTAATTTACCTTGGTTATGGTTAGAAGATGGTAAACAATTTACTAATGAACTAGAAACAAATGACTATAAGAAAAAACAAGATAATACAGTTGTAGGTAAGTTATTAAAAAACAACAATTTCAAAGAACTCACACAATTACAACATAACTTTACTGTTGCTTTTACTAATAATAGACGTATTAGTAAGATGGTAATTGTTAATGAATATGAAGGTAAGCATTATTTAAAAGTGTATGATACCGATCTTAGTAGTCTTACTAATGAAATTAAAAAAGGATGGATTAGTAAAATTAAAAACAATCTTACTGAAAGATTGGGAACAAGTACCGATGCTAATTATGATGTAGATAAAGTAAGAACATTAGTTAAAGAGTATAATGAGTTACTTAATTCATCTAATGACCTTAAAGAAGACGGTTCTCTTTTTATTAATTGGTTAAACAAAGTAGGTATTGATATATCACCTGAATTATTTACATCTTTTGTAGAGGATAAGTTTTATAATAGTAATGGAATTAAGGTTCCATTTTCTAAAATTCTTAGTAATAAGAAAGATAAACACGGAAATTTACAGGTAAAATTAGATAGAGCTAGTATATTTGGTCAATTAATTACTTTATTTGATAAGATATTAAAAGGTGAAGAGATTACATTCAACGAAAGTACTTTTAATGGATATGATTTTCAAAATATAGCTAAAAAACAGTCTATTTATAGTCATAAGAGACCAGTTACTTCTACTAGAGAAGGTGGTAAAACATTGTTTGGTTATACAGCAGGTAATCTATTACGTGATAGAACTAATAATTTAAAAAAGAGTGAGGTAAGAGAATTATTTAAACAAGATACTTTTAGTAAAAATTCTATGATTCTTGAATTATTAGAAACTTCAGATAATTTCAAGTATAGTTTTTCAATATTTGATATAAGTAAAGAAGCTATCAAATTTGGAACTAAGAAATCTTATCAAGATACTGATACTGTTTCTTTATCAGACGGTGATCATGAATTGCTTGGTTTAGGAATGCACCAAGATTTATCTCAGGGTAAATTATTTGAAAAATATAAAGGATTTGGTTTAAGAATGTCGTCTATATTACCTCCTTCATTTTCAGATAAAACTAGTACTTATGGAATTAAAACCGTAGCATTAGATCTTACAAAACAAAATTTTGATATAGATAGTAATAATGAGGTTACTATGAAGGATGATCTTAGAGACATTTTAAGAGATCAACTTATTACTCCTGAACTTAATAGAATTATACAGTTTAATAAAGAACCTGATTACAATATTGCCGGATATGACGGGTCTGTATTTTATCAATTTCCTCAAATGAATTATCTAACTATAAGTGTTAATGGAGAAGATGTTAGATTAATTAAGTACTTAAGAAATAAAGGAATAATAACTCCCGAAATACAAGAGCAAATTAAAACTAAAACAGATTTAGTATTAAATAAGGTATTTACTTCTTTAGTTAATGATAAGATAAAAATATGGAATGAATTAGGTATTACAACAGATAGTGAATATAAGTTTGATACCAAATATGTAGAAACTAAGTTTGAAAATATAGAGAAAGAATATGATCAAGTAGTTCTTAGTAAGTTAGTAGCTTATGATTATATAATTAATACTATGTTAACTAATGCTGAAATAGGTAAACTTTACTATTTAGATAATGCTTTCTACGTAAAAGGTAAAATTCCACAAGGTAAAGTATTAGCTGATTTAACAGATAAAGAAACTGATCATGTTATTAATGAAACTGTTGATATTACTTATGATAATATTACCAAACGTCTTGCTAGTTTAATTGCTCCCGGTAATCAAATTAGCAATAGTGTTGAAAAAGATGAATACACACAAATTAATTTAGCAGATATAATAAGTGCATCTACTCAACTTACTGAACTTATTGTAAGATTAGGTGAATTTGGTGCTCAAGGTTATGGTAATAATAATTCTACTGATGCTCAGGAATATACTACAACAGGAGAACATCTAAATATACTTGTAAGATATGGTAAGATACCAGATTCGGAAGTAGATTTTACTGAAAAAGACAAAGAAGATGCTATTGAACTATTTAAATCAAATAGATCTTTAACAGAAAAAGATAAGTTGTTATTAAGAAAGGTTTTACAACCCATGAAACCTGTATATAGTGGTATGTATTTTGATAAAAAATATGGTATTCTTAGACCCATATACATAAAGTCATCATCAATTCCTCTAATACCACAAGTAACTGTTGGTTTAGAAATTGATGATCTTAGAAGACTTATGGAAGCTGTTGAAAAGAAAGAAAAAAGGTTTGTAAGAGCATCATATCAATCTGCTAATAAAATAGGTGCAGTTAAAAACCCTTTAAGTTGGGTAAAGAAAGACGGTACTGCTGGTTACGTTAATGAAGGTGATGTTAGTTTCTTTGATGATAAAGGAGAAATTAATGATGAAATTGTTGATAAAGTTATTGCTAATCATTCTCATATATTGAATAGAAGTAATCTTAGAATACAGCAAGATGTTCCTTTTAAATCTGAATTACACGATGAAGATACTATATCTAATATGACTCAGATGGCTGTTCTTAAACTTGCTAATGGAGTAACAGGATTAGAGGGATTTAAATATCAGGGTAAAACATACTCAGGAAAAAAAATACAAGCTATAAATAATGAGTTAGTAAGAACATTACTTAATCATAAACAGAAAATATTTGATGAAACGTATGATAATATTGAAAAAATAGAAAAACTTCTTAAAAAAGAAGCTAAAGATAAAGGTATTCAGGACGTAGAAGCACTTACTTTAAAAGAAGTTATTGATGAAAATGGAAATAGTACTTATGAATTTAATATACCTATATGGTTAACTCCTGATCCTGATAAATATGAATCTTTACTTCAGTCTATTATTAATAAACATATTATTAAGTTTAAGATGCCCGGTTACTCTTATGTAGCTGGTAGTAGTGTTGGATATAAAGATAAAGGTATTAGAAAATTTAAAGACTTTGAACATACTTCAAGAATAGTATGGGCGGATAAACCTATTGATCATTTAACTACAAATCAAGTACTTATATCATCTAAATTTAGAGATAATAATGATGAATTAATTGATTTAACTAGTGATGACTATAGTATAGAAGAAAAAAGAGAAGATGGTTCTACTTATAGGAAATTAAATAAAGATAAAATAAGTGATGAATTACTTAAACTAATTTCTATACGTATTCCTACTTCTAATCATAGTTCAATGTCATTAGATGATATAGTTGGATTCTTACCTCTTGAATGTGGTGATTTAATGTTAGTTGCTCCAGATAAAACTACACAGAAAGGTCTTGATTTTGATGTAGATAAAGAGAATACTTATCATTATTGGACATATCAAGATCAATACGGTAAAATAGTTCCTTTACACCGTAAATATGAAATTAAAACCATTGATGAACAATTAAAAATTGCCGAAGGTAAAACAAAAGATGAATTAAATGATATTAAAGAGAAAGTTATTAATAACTTAATGGTTGAATTAGATAGAAGTATTCTTTCCCACGATACTGTTAAAACAATGACTCATGTAATTTTATCTATTGATGATGCTAAAGAACAATCAAAAGCCATTAAACAAACTAATGCTAAAGCTAGTCGTTGGTCTAAAACATTTTTATCTGATGAATACCAAAAACAAGCAATGTTAAAAAATGCTTCTGGTAAGCTAGGTACAGCAGTTTATTCAAATGCTTTAATTATGCAAGCATTGATGGAACAAATTGCTATTACTGATCCAGAACATCAATTAGAATTAACTATGGGTGATGAACTATTTGAAGTAGAGATTGACGGTAAAATATTTGATGGTAAATTAGGTAAAATTAGAGAAGAAGGACAAAGTAGGAATGTTCTTGAAGTATTAGGTGAAAGACAGAACTTTGCTGTTGATAACGGTACTGCTAATATAATGGGAGATGTCAATATTAATAAGTATACGTTTGACGCTGATGTTATAATGGCTAATATGAATATGGATAAAGGAGAAACGGTAAATTTAGGTAAAAATAAAATAAACAGTATCTCATTTTTATTACTCAATCAACCTATTATTAAAGATTATGTAAAAATGATGATGAAATTATCATCTAATCTTTCTGAATATGTAGAAGATAAAGATCAAAGTGTCGTAAATGACTTACTTGATAAATATTATGTTTACAATGAAAAATTTTACGAAGATGGAAGACGTAGACCAGTTTCACATAAGGGTATTAATTTAACCAATGCTCAGTTTGCAAGAAATATTGAATCTACAGATGTTGATAATAACTATCAACAAATGTGTTTAGATTTATTTTTAAAACTTAAAACTTTTGGTGAAGTACAAAGAAAAATTCAATCACCTACTAAAATCAACGCTAAAGGATTAGGTAAATCATTACTTGATACTGTTGATATGCTTGAGAGAATTGATGTTATTAAAGAAGATAAATTTAACATATTTAAAATAAGAAACGCAAGTATACTATTAACTAATAACAATTTGCCTCAACATTATATTGAGACAGGATTAGAAGAAAGCAAGAATAAATGGTTAAAGTTATTCCCTTATCAAACAGATACATTAGTAGATATACTTAAAGAAATTGGTGGAGATAAAGAGTTAACTGTTAAAGATAAACAGGATATGATTATAGAAACTAAAAAGTTTATTTTTAGTCGTAATACATTACTGTTTACTAATAATAGTACCAATACTACTGAACAAAATAGGAGAGATTTATTTATTGATTCTAAAAATAATGAGTCATTACCTACTTATTTAGAAAGAGCAACTCATGAATTAGTAATTAAAAATGATCTGATTCGTAGTTTTAATTATGAATTAAAAGTAGATGGAACACCTTCGTTAATCATATTCAATAATAAACAAGCAGAAGGTGTTAGTGAAAAAGGTATGTATAAAGCATTACTTTCATTATTAACAACTAATATTAGTTTAGTAAATGGAAAAGAAGAAGTAACTTCTGATCCTGTATTATTAGAACCTCGTAATGGTAAACCTTATACGACACATAACTTATTATTTGATCTATTAGCGTATAATTATTTGAAAGGAGGTATACAACAAGCTACTGAATTTGGTAAATTTATACCTGTGTTATTATTAGATTTAAAGTTTACAGAAGTAGTTAGGAATATTGATACTTATTTACATAAATCTAGAGAGGAAGTTGCTATTATTAATAAAAACTACAAAAAAAATATATTTGGTTTATCTGAAAAAAGACAAAGTAAAATTTTTATTCAATACAAACAACATCATCCTGAAACACTTCCTAAAAAGAAATATATAAATGCTGACAATGTTCTTGTTACTAATGGTAAGCCTGTTATTTATATTCCTAATAAAGAAAATTATCCAACGATGTTTTCAGTTAAATTAAAATCAATTAAAGACGATAAAGGAAAAAAACAACCAGATAAATTTTTTATCTATTTAAAAACAGATTTAAATGGAGTATATCATAGAATACCGGTACTAGGTAATAGAAATATTGCTGAATATAACTCAAGTAATGAAGATTTTATATACTCAAGTATTGTCAATAACGATAATGATAATAACAATTTTGATCCAGCTATTAATGATTTATTTAATAACGATTTAGTAGAAAATATTAAATCTGACGCTCTTAATATAGAACCAATTCCTTTTAGTTCTAATAATCATGATACTATTATGAGTAGTATTATTAAAGATGTCAATATAGAAGATGAAAATAAAGAAGTAGTTGCCTTCTTAAAACAATATGCTTTACCTTTACTTAAAGATATAAAAGTAGAATCTAAAGGAGAAGTAGTAATTGATGGTGTGCGTGTTGGAGGTAAATTCGATACTGAAAATAATACTATTAGTTTAAATAAACCTGTTGTAGATAAAGATGTAGAAGAAGGAAGTAGAATATATTTACATGAAGTAGTACATGGTTTATTATCTGAAGATATTAGTAAATACTTTGATGAAAATAGTAAACTAAAAGAAGGAATTAAAATACCTGATTATATGAGAGAACTTTCTGTCTTATATAATAAAGCTAAAGTAGAGTTAAAGGATAGAAATAAAATAAAAAGCCATAAATTTGTGTATGATAATCATTATACTAATGCAGCAAGTGATATACATGAATTTATAAGTGAAATATCATCACATAAAGGTATTCAACAATATTTAGCTAAAGCACCATATACAAGTACAATGAATTTGTATGATAAATTCATAGATATCGTAAAGAAATTCTTTAATTCATTAGCTGGTAATAATATTACTAGTCATACTATTAAAAATATAATGGTAGCAATAGATGTCAAACGTGAATCAATGGGTCTTGAATCTATGGTTAAAGGTGAACTTAAACCTACTCAACCAGTTGCTAGTGTTAAACCTATTACTCCTATTAGTAACGATTTAAAAACTTTAGAACAGATTGATAGAGTGATTACTTATACACCTAAAGGAAAAATTCAACAAACTTATACGGTTAAAGGTGAACAAATATTTAATAAGAAAGGTATTGAAGTATTTAAAACAAATAGTATAGATAGAAATAAAATCCTATTTAATATGGCGATTAAAGAAAAGAGAGCTACTATTATTACTTATGCAAATCAACAATATGGTGTATATGATAATAATGATATTATTTCTATTAAAACGGGTAATATGATGAATTGGTCTAATAATAATGGAAATAGAATAGCTATATTAAAATTAGCTAAACCTGAAATACATTTATCACCAATTGAACAAAAAGAACTTGATGAAATCAATAAAATATGTAACCCAAACTCATAAAATCACATGAAACCAAATGATAAATTAATAGAGTTAATTAATTATAGAATTAACTTTGAAGAATATAGTTCACGATTATATTATGCAATGAGTGTATGGTTAGATAATGAAGGATATAATTCTTCTTCATTATGGAAAAAGTATGCTGAAGAAGAACTTGTACATGCTAAAAAGGCTTATGATTTCTTGTTATCTTTTAGTATTATGCCTGATATTAGAACTATACAAAGTGTAGATACAGAGTTTAAAGACTTACCTTCTATCATTAAAAGGAGTTATGAACACGAACTTATAATTACTAAACAATGTGAGGAATTAGCATTAGCTGGTCAGACTACAGGTAATTTCATGGTATTTGATTTAGGTATGTGGTATGTGCATGAACAAATAGAAGAAATAGAAAAAGTTGATCACTTATGTAATCTACTTAAAACATTTTATGATGGTTCTAAAGTATCTTTACAACTTCTTGATAAAGAAATTTCAATTTAATAAAACAAATATATGTCAACTACATACTGCCCGAATAAAAATGTAAAAGAATGGAAACTTCTTGAAAAAGCAACAAATATTGATATTGCTACATTAGTGTGGTATAAAAATAAAGGTAATTCTTTAGATTTTACACCTAACGGGCAGGTTAGTACCCTATATAATGATATTCTTAATAAGAATAAGAACTTAGGTTATAAAGGTGAAGAATTAATTCTTACTACCCTTAGAGAGAAAGCATCTTACTATTTAGAAGGTAAAAATAGTTGGTTAGAATCTGGTATTGAACCTAAATTAGAAGTTAAAGAAGAAGTTATTAATGAAAAAATTAATGATCAAGGTGTTGAAAGTGAATTGTCTGAAAAACTTGTTGGATTTTTAAACAAACTTAATTTTACTACAGAATTTAAAAATGACTTAAAAGATTCATCTTTATACAATCCTACTAGTTTAACCGACCTTATATACAAAGCAATACTTGTAAAAAATAATTCTAAGGAAGAAGGTTTGTTAAAAGAAACTGCTTATGTAGCGTATAGTTTTTTAGGAAAGAAAAATAAAATACGTACTGATCTTATCCATTCTGTAGAAAGTATGGATAACTACGATCTTATATTTAGTAAGTACAAAATAAGAAGTCCTCAATTAAGTGATTATAAAATTAAAGAACTTATAGTTATAGAGTTTCTTGCAGATGCTATTAAATCTAATTATGAAATACCTAAAGATAGTTATCAAAATAGAGAAGCTGATTATTGGACTATTAAAGGTAATAGTAAATTAGAGAAGAAAGTTAAATATATTCTTAGTAAGATAAGTAGATTTATTAAAAATTTATTTTCAAATAGTCATCTATCTAATCAAGAGTATAAGAACTTACTAGATGATATAGCAAATAGTGTTCTTGAACAAAACATGAATAAGTTTAATACAAATTTATCATCAGAACAACAGTTAACTAATTATAATAAAACTATAGTTGTTGATCCAAAAGCTAAAACTATAATTGATGATTTTCAAGATTTAGGAATAATACTTACTGGTAGTTTGGCAATTAGAAAACAAGGTAGTTTATATAGATCGTCTGAAGAAGATTTACATGATTTAGATTTTACAGTTGTGCAAACTGTACTTACTGAAAATGATAGTAAATTACTTACTAGTTTAGTAAATGAAGATACTATGTATATTTTTACTAATGTAAATAAGATAATATCAAATAAAATTAAAAATAACAATTTATCATTTTTAGAAAAGATAAAAAAGAAATATCCTAACTATAAAATTACCAATATATTTAAAGGTGTTGTAAAAGGTGAATATACCATAACAGGTAAAATAGATGATTATATTATAGATTTGTTTATAGTAAAAGATGAAGTTCTTGACAAGAATGAAAAAGGTTTTCAAGATTGGCAAAGTATCTTTGTTGCTAAATTAAAAATGGGTAGACCTAAAGATATAAGAGATTTTGCAAATTATGTACCTTTTAATACTAAAATAGATGGTAAATTTGCTGAAATCACAGGTTTTAGACATTTTAATTTTGATAGAACAAAAAATACTTCTACATATAAAGATGTTACAAGTAAATCTTTTGAAGATCAATTAATACCTAATGTTGTTACTGAAAATGGTGATGTAAGACCAAGTTATTTATTTAAAACATTATTAGATTATACTACTAAAGATATTGCTGAACAAGTGTATTTAAATACTAAGACTAAAGAGTTTAAAGATTGGAATCCTATACTAGATGATAGTGAAGAACCTATTATAAGTATACAAAATAATATACCAGTATTTACTAACGATAAAGATGAAATAAGAAATGTATTCAAGAAAGAAGATTTACATAAAGGATTACTTAGTGTTTCTTTATTAGATGAATTAATAGAAGGAAAAAGTATAGAGGAAATAGGAAAGTTAAATGCTGATTATATAAATAATTATCAGATAAGAGGATCATTAATTGAAGTTAGAGATGGTAATTATATAGTCAATCAAATAGTTATGAATCAAATTAACTCTCAGAAATTACATCCTGTTTATGCTTATCCTATAACTGATGAAGAACCATATGAAATTTATGATCCTAATCTTGATCCTAATGCTCAAGTTACACCAGCAGAATCGTTTAATACTCTTAAATTAATAGCACAAAAAAAGAGTATAAAGAGTTTTTATGAAGAAAGATTAGCATCTTATGATTCAAGATTGAATTTATCTAATCTTACTGGTGAAGAAAGAGCTAACTTAAATAAGACTCGTACTGATATAATAACTCAATTACACGGTAATAAAGATATTAAAGGTATTATTCAGCAAATTCAAGAATTAATTAATATTCATAAAGAAACTAGTATTACTGAATATTTAGAACAAGATATAAATAGAATGATGGAGTTATCTAAGTCAGATAACGAAGATAAATTAAACGAAGGATTAGCTATTGCTGAATTTTATAAAGATTTAGGTAATATAGATAACAATCCTGTTTTTACAAGTGAACAGATTAGAACTATATCTAAAGATTCAGATCAAGCATTATATAATTTAATTGTTGATTGCACAAATAAATCTCAAGCTGCAATCATTAGTATAAAGAGTAAAATGACTCCTATTATAATGGATTTATTTAATAATTTGCCTCAAATACAAACTATGAAAATAGAGTTTCCAAAAGGTATAACGGAAGAACGATTAAAAAAACCAACTAAAGATAGTAGTCAGATAATGGGTACTTTTTTAAGTGCAGCTAAAGATGAAAACATGATTCCTCAATTAGCAGAATTATTATTGAGAGATGTTGTTGCAGATCATATAGCTGTACAAGCACCTGATTCTGATAAATTATTAGAACTCATGGATCCATTAGAAAAAAGATTAATTGAATTAGGTGAAAGTTTTAATGGAATACCTTCTTATAAAAAACTATATCAACGTAATATATTAGGTGGATTTAATGATAGATTGATTAGTAGATATTCTTCTATTTATGATGATGCTTTAGAAACAAAATTGGAAGCTCACAAAGAAACAATAAATCAAATTTATAAATTAAAAAACTATTCAGAATTAGAAAAAGCGAATCAAGATTTATTAAATTGGTATAAAAATAATACGAATATATTTGACATATATAAATCAGCAGAAATACGAAAACATATTGAAAATGATAATCTACTTAAGATACTGATTCCTCTTAAAGAAAGTGAATTAGTTACTCATAAAGACTTAGGAATAAGTGAAAAACATTATAATGAAATTATAGAGAAACAAATAGAATTATTGGATAAGTATAGAGAAAGATATTCAGCAGCAAAGTTGAATATTATGCACCAAGAGGGAATTGTTGATTATAAAGACATTAGTAACGAAGGAAAAGATGCTTTGTTGTACTGGGATTATCAACATTCTCCTAAATACGGTATTAATAATTATGATCCTGACTTTAAATCAAAAATATATAGTCAATTTGATCATAATATTCTTATACCTAAGAAACAAAATTTAAAAGGAAAAGATACTAATTACTATGATTCTAACTTTGATTTTGTAGAGAAAGAAGAGATATTTTATTCTTTTGTACAGACAGCAAAGAATATTGTTGAATATATGCGAAATACTAGGTCTGAAGATGAATTTAATAATGTTATTAAAAATTGTTTACCTATGCACCAGCATAATCTTATGGAGACAGCTATTAATAATGGTTTTTGGCAAATAAAGAATAAGATAACAGGTAGTTTTCTCGATAGTATTAGTACGTTTACTGATATTAATGGTAAACCTGTGTCATCATTAGGTGGTAAAAAAGGATTAACTGATTATGACATTAATAAGAATTTTCTTAATGAAGGTAAAAATGAAATAGATGTAATATTTAACATTGAAGCATTAAAATTACAAGGTAATCTTAGAAAAGAATATTTTACTCAGGGAAATAAAGAAATAGATGATAAAACAAGTATAGATCAATCTTTTATTACAGGATTAGTATTAATTCAACTTTCTAATCTAATTAATTGTACTCCTAATATCGAAGATGTAAAAAGAACTTTAAAATTAGATGCAGATACAAAACGTATTCCTATTGGTAAAATATTAAAGATGTATGCTATTAATAATGTATTTGAACAGAAGTCATTTAATTTACCTAAAACACTTCTTTTCTTCTCAAGATTAACTGCTGAAACTAATGCTAGATCAGAAATAGCACCAAGAATCAAGTATTTGGAATACATGCACAAGGAGATCAAAGGATTAAAAGGTGAAGAAAGAGTTAATGCCATTAAAGCTTTTGGAGAATGGATAGATAAGTCTGTTATGAGTAATTACGGTACTAAAGACTTCGGTGTAAGTAAAGATAAAAATGTTTATACTGCTGAAGATAAAAAGTTACTTAAAGAGATTGATGAACAACTTAAAGATCCAAATCTTCCCGGTGATATTAAAGAAAGTTTAATCATAATAAGAGAAAAAATAGGTAAATCGTTTGCTTGGAGTCAGACAATTTTATTTATAACAAAAGCAATTAGATTTAAATCATTAGGTTTTAATCCTAATAGTGAAGTAAATAACTTTATACAAGGTAGAGCTATAAACTGGCAAGTAGCAGAATCAGGTGGTTATTTTAGTTATAAATCTTACATTGAAGTTGAAAAACTATATGACTTTAGTAGTAAACATAGAAAATTACTTAATATTTTAATGACAAGATTTGATGTACTTCAGGATGCTACTAATGAATTTCAGAAAATTGGTAACAAAGTTGATTTTTCGGTAACTAAGTTAGGTAAATTTATAAAACCTTTTGGTCTTAGAGGGATAACTGAAAATGGTATTCAAACTCCTGCCATGGGTGCATTTATTAATGATATTAAAATCAAAGATGAGAAGGGAAACGAATCATCTCTTCTTCATGCTTTTGATGTTAAAACAGGAATGTTATTACCTCAATTTAGAACAGAAGAAAACGTAAATAATTGGGAAAAAACTAATGGAGAAGATTTTAAAGTTTTCAAAAACAAATATGTTGCTTACGCTAAAAAGTATGGTGATTATGATCCATTAAGTAACGTAGCTTATAGAAGTAATGTAACAGGTAGTGCTGGTGGATTATTCATGAGTTGGTTGCCTGAAACTATGTATAGATATTGGGGTGGAGAACACGTTAATATTCAAGCTGGTATTACAGAAAAAGGTATTATGCGTTCTAATACACCTGTATCAGCAGCATTACAGGGATTTAGTGTAGGTGCTGCTTATGGTGGTGTAATGGGAGGAACATTCTTAGGAGTCGGTGGTTACTTAATTACAGCATTAAAAGGTGATGTTAATACTAATCTTAATGCTTTAGAAGAATTAACATTACATGGTAAAGTAATTGCACAAAAGTTTTTTGGTTCTCCTATTAATAAGATAATGGGTAAAGAAGTAATTAAACAGACAGCTAATGAACTCTATCATGGTAGTGATCCTCAACTAAGTCAACTTGATATTCGTAACTTAAATGAAATAATGAGTAATATAACAATGCAGTTGTATATACTTACACTTGCATTATTAATCAAAGGTTTATTTTGGGATTGGGATAAAGAGAAAGATAAGAAGAGAAGAATGGCTTATAATCTATTAATGAATAGACTTACTTCTATATCTAACGAAACTCAAGTATATACTAATCCACTGGCTTTTTGGGATATGATTTTTTCAAAAGGTCCAGTATTAACTTTATTTAGTGATGTATATAAAGTTGTTCAAGATGTTGGTGATTTCGTTAAAGGAAATGATACTTATATTGCTGGTCAATATAGAGGTAAATCTAAATTAGCAAAAGATCTTAAAAGATTTTTACCAGTACCTTTCAATATTGGAAATCAATTAGATAGAGAGTTTTTTCCTAATAAATCACTCCTTACTAAGGAATTAGAAAACATTATGACACCAGAGGTAATGAAAAAGAAACGTGAAAGAAGTAAACAAAGAGCTGAATATGTAGGTAAATTAGAAAGAGGTGGTATGTCAAAGAAAGCAGCTAATGAAATGGCAATAAGAAGGTTTCCTTAACTAATATACTATCTAATTAAAGGAGAAAAAAATAAGAGAGCAGCTAATTAAAGCTGCTCTCTTATTTTTGGTATAATTGGTATCATACCATTACTATACGCAACTCTTATATCCTCTAATACTCCTTCTATATACTTTACTTGATTCTCATATCCCGGAACTCTTTTAGCTTTATCTAAGTATCTTCTTAGAAAGGTAGCTAATAGAATATCATTACCTTTAAAAGTAATTTCTGGAATTGAATAAGTCATTTAATATAAAGAATAAATTACAGAGAATCCTGGTTGAAATCCTCCTCCAGATAAAGGTGTCCAAGTAATACTGGGGCCAACTTTAATCTTATCAAGAAGTGTTTTCTTAGGTAAAGGACTAAATGATTTCATATTCTTTACGTTTACATAAGGATTACTATCACTATATTCTGCTACCATTTTACCATCTTTAATGTATTGTTTAATAACAGGTTCATTAACTACTATAAGATCAAATTGAGGATTAGGATAGGTCTCTCCTTTCAGAGAAACCCATTTATCTTCAAAGTTAAACTTAGTCTTAGTTGAATCTAAAGTTAATGCTCCATGTATAACAGTATTAGTTTCTACTACAGTAACATTGCCCTTACGTGCCGTCTTTAGTGCCGCTTGTAGACGTAGTAAGGTTTTATCTTTAGTTTTGATATCAAGTACATCTTTACTATTCTGTGTCTGTAGAACGCTTATAAAGGTAAGTAATTCACCTTTACTATTTCTTTCTGTATGTAAACTATCTTGTAATGCGCTTACAAAATCAGGAGAATAATTAGTTTTACTACAGCCTTTTAAAGTAAAAATAATACTTCCCATTATAAACAGTACTGGTAATACAATACCAACAATATCATGTTGAGTAAAGAAGTTTATTACTTTATTCTTTAGTAGTACTACCAAATCCCGCAGTTCCTCTTTCGCTTTTATGTTCATATTCATCAAATCTTTCTTTAGAAATTGTATTAAATAATGCTCTTTCAACTTTACAAAGAACACCTTGAGCTAATGGTTTATGACCTAATTCGATAGAAACATTTTGATTATTAGAATTGTAAACAGAGATAGACAAATCTCCAAAATACGACTGATCTATACTGCCTAGACTAACAAATATACCAGTTTTAAGAGTAATACCACTCTTAGGTCTAATTTGAATCTCGTAACCTTCAGGGATAACAAATTGTTGTCTTGTTTTAAATAGAGCTCTTTCAAATGGTGCTAAGATAATATTATCAATAGGTTCAGATGAGTTTCCTTGATAAGAATATTGTATTCTTTTATGAAACTCTTTTTCTGGCAATTCTTGTTGACCATTATAGAGTTTAATTAAGTCAGTAGGTATCAAATCAAATCCACTTGTACCTTTATCAAAAGCATATACAGGTGATTCTACATCAGTATCTAATCTTTCAATTACTAGTTGCATTTTTCTTCTTTTAATTCTTTAGGTTTAAAAATCCTCCTCTATTTTACATACAATGAAACACCATTCATATAAATCTTCATCTTTTCCATAAGCAGTTAATTGATTTTCTGTAAAATCTGGTCTTATACTTATAATATTATAATTATAATGTTTAGCAAATTTATTAATTATCTCAGTTGCTGTTAAACCCATACTAAAAGAACTATACCATGAATCATCGTCCATTTCAGCATAATGAACATGAAACATTTTTTTATTATTCATACACAAGCTCCATCATATTTATATTTTTCTTCTATAAGTCTATGTGTATTCTTAACCCAAAAAGAATTACCAAATAACTCACAATTTGTTTTTCTAAATGGTTGTAAAAGAATAGATTTTTCTTTTTCATCAACATCAATTACAAGATAAACAAGTGAATCATAAGGTCGATCAAAAGTCATATCTTTTTTTATTTTACTAATTGGTATCATAAGTTGTTATTTTAATTACACTTAGAAAAACTACACGCCATGCATATTTCAAACATCGTATTTCCAAATAAATTGTCCACATCGTTGTGATTTAGTTCTACAAGCTCTACTAATTCCACCTCCATCTAAGTGTAAAATTTCCCCTGCTTCTTTTATACTATCCCAATCTCTAATAAAATTATTATTTAAATCATACTGTTTTATTTTTTTATTTTCATTAGATTGTCTATTTATTTTTAATTTAAGTTTCATCATTTCTTGTTTTTGAATATATTTTTCTTTCAATTCATTTATATATAAATCATTATAATTAGATTCTTTAATAAAAAAATAATCTTTACATTGCAAATGAATTCCTCTTAAAACTCTATTCATATTAGAATAATCTATATTAATAAATAAACTTGCTTCTCTACATGATTCAAATGTATTTATTAAATTAAAATTAATATCCAACTGATAAACTTTTCCTAATTTGTCCTTAGGTGGATTTTTAATAAAATCTTGTTCTATAATTAATTTACTCATTTGAATATTTTCAGACACATTTTCTTTTTTTATCCAATAAAAACCTTTTACTTTATTTTTATTTTTAATAGCTCTACATATAGTTCCAGAACAACTATTTATCGCTTTACCTGCTTCAGCCATCGAACAATATTCATTAATAATATCACCATAATTATCTAATTGTAATATTGGAATACAACGTGACTGCTTTCTTAATAATTTTTGTTTCTCTGTAAGTTTTTTACCAAAATTAGGATTTTTATCTCCTAACATTCGTTCTCTATAAAATTGTTTAATTTCTTCTTTATGTTTCCATTTTGAAGGTACAAAATAACTTTTAGCTAAAGAATTATAACCATTTTTAAAACTATCAAAGTGATCAATCCAAAATTGTTCTTTATTAATACAATCATCGTCTTCTATTAATTCTATAATTTTAAAAATTATATTTTCAAGTTTATATTTATTAAAAGCACGTTGTAATTTTGTACTATGATGAATATTTCTTTTTAAACTACTTAAGTGTGATCTCCATCTTTTAGCAAATCCTTGAGTAGATTTTGTACTACCTACATAATATTTTTCAGATTTATTTTTAAAACTTATAGTATATATGCCACTTTTCTTAATATCAATATAAGATTCACTATGTAAATCACTTAATTCAATTTGTGTCATAAAATTAATTATTTTAATTAATGAGTTATGACACAAATATACAAAACATTTTGTGATTTCGCAAATATTATTATAAATATTTTTTATTCACAACGACTTTTACCACAATCTTGACATGTAGAACAACCTCCACTTCTGACTACAATACCTCCACAATCAGGACATACATCCTTAATTACTTCTTTATCCAAGTATTTACTTAATACTCTTCTAATAGCTGAACTAAAATCAACAATACTATTACCTACTTTATCAATAGTATTAATAATATACTTTAATTCAACACCATGTCTTAATAATTGTGAAGTTAAAATTGTAATACTTCTTTCTAATTCACTACTAATATGTATATTTCTAATCTCAGTATTATCGGATACAAAATTATATTGACCTTTAGCAAATTTAATAATGACACCTGTACATTCTTTTAATCTAAGAGGTTCAGGCATACAGAATATTTCATAAGGTTTACCTTCAAGTAATCCTACTATAACACCAAATTTATTACCTTTAACAGTAATAGGATAGAAATGTGCATCTAATGATTTAGGTCTTTTAGGTGCATGAGAAGAAGTAATTTCTTTTACTTTAACTTCACTAGATGAATTAAGTATCTGTGATCTACAACCATCTCTATACACAGTAACTCCAATTATTCCTAATTCATGTGCTCTAATATAAATATTACTAATATCTTTTCTTGTAGCAGTCTTAGGTAGATTAATAGTTTTACTTACAGATAAAGATGTATTCTTAGCTACAATACCTAATACATCTAAATGTTCATTAGGTGTAAGATCATGTGCTGTAACAAATACTTTTTGATAATACTCTGGTATTTCATCTATTCCTTGACATGAACCATTATTCTTACATATCTTATCAAGAATTATCTGTTTAATGTCTTTATTACTTAATAGATTATCATAACATAGTAATTTTGGATCACTAATATATTTATCTAACCATTGTTCAAATATAGAATCAGTAATATATACAGTTTCGTATTCTTTATTTTCTTTTTCTATCCTTCTACTATAAGCTAAAGCATATACTGGTTCAATACCACCTGATAATTGACCTGCTAAATATGATATAGTACCTGTGGGAGCTATGGAAGTAAAACATGAATTACGAATGCCGTAAATTTTTATCTGTGCCTTTAAATCATCAAAAGTTAATTTTTTAAAGATTCTCTCATTAGCTTTAAAGAATAAATCTTTATCAAAAGTAGGATAAGAACTACCTTTTTCTTTAGCTAAATAGGTTGATTCATATATAGATTCAATAGTTAAACCATAAATTATATCATCTATTAACTCTAATCCTTCTTCTGAATTATATGGTATTTCAAGTAAATAAAGTAAATGACCTAACCCAAATACACCTAACCCAATAGGTCTAATCATCTGAGTTACTTCTTTAATTTTATCTAAAGGATAATCATTAACATCAATAACACTATCAAGGAATCTTGTTGCTAATTTAACTGTCTGTTCAAAATCACCCCAATCAAACTGTTTATCTCTTGTTACAAACTTAGTTAAATTAATACTACCTAGATTACAACTACTATACGGAATGTTAACGTACTCAGCGCAAGGGTTTGATGCTACTATATCACTTAAGTTAGTAGTTGTACACTGTCTATAAGCAATATCAGAATTAAATATACCCGGATCACCACTTTTCCATGCTTTATCTATGATTTCATTCCATATATCTTGAGTAGTAAATCCTTCAATATGTAATTTATCAGGATTCTCTTTTAGATCTTTATAAAATTGATCTGGTATTCTAATACTAATATTAAGTCTTTCAAGATTACCTTCTATCTCTTTTAATCTAATTACCTTAAGAATATCTTTATGATAAATATCAAATTGAGCCATACCAGCTCCCTTCATTGTTGTTACTAAATATTTCTATTTAGGATATATCATTTCTGTATATCTCTTTATATCTCTATAAAGATCGGACTATATCATTACATTTTATCAAATACAATTTTCTTTCTTTTCAAATGTATAGTTGAATTTTCATACATTTTTAACTTAAATAACTCAAGTAAATTTTTAGAAGCAACTTCAAAAACAAAAGTTCCAGGAATTTTACGAATACATTTTGGAGGTAATATTATATTTTGGTTTTCTAAGAATTTTCTTAAACCATTACAAAATAATTCTCCTATACTAAAAGATAATTTATACTTTCTAAAATTATCTCTCTCGTAAACTCTTACACAACCATCAGCATCAAATACTCCTCTAATAAAGCTCCAAGTAAGATCATTATTAAAGTTAATAAATGTTTCTTTTCCTGATTTAGGAGAATAAGGTATTCCTATGTTGTGTATTTTTTCTGACATTTCTGTTCTTCTAAATCGTAATGTACATTTATCTTGCTCATTTCTATTTTTAGATTTATACTTACTATAACTTATATATTCTTCTGCTGATAATTTTTCGGATATTTGTTTTATGATATCTTCATCTTCTAATGCAACGGTTATATTTATTCTTTCTCTAATTATATAACCATCACCAAGTAAGAATCCAAGTATGTATGCTTTAGCATCTTCATCAATATTATCAAAATAATTAATGTTTAAATCGTTTGATTTTATACTTTTGATTCTTCCTTTTTTACCAGCATTATCTATTTCCATATTATAATATCTCATATATTTAACCAAAGTTGGCCTACTATAAGGAGTTATTTTTGATATTTCATTAATAGATAATTCTTTTTTTATATATAAATCTTCTAAAAATTCTTTTGTTATTATTTCTTTGTATTTCATAAAACATATCTGGTTCAACAACTTTCGTTGCAATTACTTTTTTCTTATCTGTATAACAATATAAGGAAATTTCATTTAGTCTCTGAACCTTTTTCTTTATTACTAAAGAAACTCGGCTGCTGATTGTCCAATTCATATAATTTTCAAACATTCAAGCTTATCTTTACAGATTACTTTGTAGTTTATATGACTATAAGGATATTCCAGCAATTGACCAGATTTTAAGCGCGCCAAGGAATTAACGCGCACCACCTTGACTTACTCCATCAAGAATACTGTTAAATATCTTTAGAAAAGGAATTGGTCCACTACTTGGTCTATTAAGTGATTTGATAATTTCACCACTTGCTCTTAGATTACTATATACATGACCTACACCACCTGATGCTTTAGTCACAATCATAGTCTCTTTCATAGCATCAGCAATACCTTCTATACTATCTTCTAAACCTAATATAAAACAACTACTAAGGGTTCCTTTACGTTTACCCTTAGTATTTGCATTCATAAGTGTTGGTGTAGAAGGTATAAACTTCATATCTCTAATATCTTCATAGATAGGAGAATATATATCTCCTACTCTTTTAGCAATATCATCCCAAGTAGTTTCACCTTCTAAGTAATATCTTTCTTGTAGTAACTTTTGTACTGCTTCATTCATATTTATTTACCAAGAATATTCAATTAATATAGATTCAGGATTATCAAGTTCATCATGTAATGTTTTTAATGCTTTATATATTTTTTCTTTATGGTTTTTTTTAAAGACACCTTGCATATTTGTACTAAATTCAAACCAATATCTAATTATACAACCATTAATAATTTCACAAAAAAGAATATCATTTAGCCAAAAATCCCAGAGGTCTTTATCTTCTTTACCCATAATAGAGTTAAGAGTTGCTTCTACATCGTCCCATGTATAAACAGTTTCTACTTTACCTTTTAACATAAGTTGTTTCTTTTTTATATAATACTACCACTTCTTCTTCAATTATAATAATATTAGTATTATTATTTTGCCATGTAAAACAAGAAGATGTATTTATACAACTTGTAACATGATTTAAACGATTAAAGATTCTCACATTTGATTCTGAAACATCAAATGTTTTATATTTAGTAAACCATAGTTCGTTATTATTAGAACTTATTATTTTAATTTTATATCTTTTCACATTAATATGTTATTAGTTTATGGTCTCTTAATACTCGAAGAACTGCGTAAACAGTCCCTCTACTATTTCTTCCCGTTTCTTTACTCCAATCAACAGCTTTTATACAATTATCTATTATTTCTTTATTCATAATAATAGATAGCTCTTCTATGTTTCCTATATCTCCTACTCTTTTAAGATAATCTACTCCACCATCTACACTGACTGCTTTACAGTTACAAGTTTTAAAATCATGTCTATGCGCAGAATAAATGATATCATTACATGATTTACATTTAATCGTATTCGAAACTATTATATTATCCGAAATTATTACATTCTCCATTTAAGATACTGTTGTGTTATTAAATCTTTAGATAGGTATTTATCTCTAAATACCCACCATATACGTAATTGTATAAACATATCACTAAGTTTGTCATATATATAGATATAAAACTTACTATCTAATATATATTGTATAAATTTATTCTTCATCATCTTCTATATTTACTATTTCTAAGTCTAAAGTTTCAGTTTCTTTTTTAAGAAATTTGAAACTTTTTAATTTATATGCTTCATAATAAAAAGCATTTTGTATTCTTACTACAATTCCTTCTGCTGGAACTTTATTCTTACACATCCAACAATTTCCTTCAAGATATGTTTCTGTAAGTTTTTCAACAAATTTATCTCTCCAATTTTCGTCTATAGGTATATTAAATAAATTTTGAGCTTCACCATAATACATAAATGTATTACTATAATTAAGTCCAAATTTATCACAGAATTGTTGAATTTGTAAATCATCTAATTCAATTACAGAACCATCTATGTTAGTAATAGTAATTCTATATACATAGAATATATGTTTACCTTTTTCAGCACCATAATCATAATCTTTTTGTATTTCTTTACCGTCCTTTAAATAACCAAGAATCTCACCATAGATAGTAAATCCTTTAGGGATTCTATCTTTGATTTCTTCCATTACATCTTTCCAGATATCTTCTTTATAGTAATTAAAATTTTTCTGATCATGATATTTATTTTTAATTACTTTTCTAGAAGAATAAATAAAATCATATTCTTTATCTACAACATTAATACCTAACTTTTTAATAACTCTTTCTACCCAATTAAGTTTCTTATTAACAAGAAGATTACCACATACAAAAGATGTTCCATGTTTCTTGTAATGAACACCTATATATGTTGTAGGATCTATCTTATAAATATTCCTACCTAATTTAGTAGTATCATTATGAAGACGAAATTGTTTATCAATTAATCTACTTTGTAGTTTCTTTTTTTCTTTTACTACTTTAATTACTGGGTCACTGGGAATTTTATCACATAAAGGAATATATTTTCTACATATTCTAATATCACCTATAGTATCAAATTCTTCATTAAGAACATATTCTACTTTATTATTAATAAATTCTTCTATAGTACTTATAGGTACTATGTAACCCATAGATTTCTCACTTCTTAATGTTAAAGCTTTAACTCTACATTTAGATGAAAAGAAACCTTTACTTTTACCATCTTTGTTTAATTCAGGTTTATCATAAGAATTAGTATATGTTAGATATTCATTATTAATTTGACATTCTACTGGAAAATAGACATAAATATCTCCTACTTTAGCATCCATTCCTGTAATAATACTATTAAAATCTACTTCTGTTATTTGAAGTCTATCAGCATTATTATGTTTTCTAATATTTTTTATCTGTATTACTTTAGCCAAATAATTAATATCTGGATTTTTAGATAATGATGTTTTCATCGTTGTTTAAAAAAATTGTTATTTCTTCTTTTATTTTTATAATATCTGTACCACCTAATCCACCCAATGAATCTGCTATTTCATAATCATAAATTAATTGATCTAATTCTGCTATAGTTTCTCACGATTTAAATATTATTGGATCACCTATTTTTTATTAAGTTTTTTTATGATTTTTTTGTAAATACGATTCGGTAAGTATAGGTTTAGTATAATAACTGCTTACTTTATAAACTAAGTAATCACAAATAATTTTATCACTACAGTTAAAAAATTGTAATATTTTTATATGTTCAGCTAAAATATTCACTATTCTGTTACTTTTACATTAATTGGTTCTTGTATATATGTCCACAATCTATTTGAATGAATATAGTGTATAAAATTATTATCTGTTATTACCATATATTTAAATTGTTTTGCTCCATAAGGATTATAAACAAGAACATGTTCAGTTCCTGCTACTGGTTTTACTTCACTACTATACCACATCATATATTCGATTAAATTCTTCCATAAGTGGACAAAGTAATGAACGCATCATAGGATGAGCAGCTTTATCACATCTTAAACTAAATATATGTTTCCATTCTTGTAATGATGCTTTTATTACTATTTCAGTAGCTAAAGATAAAGGTAATACTTCTCTTGCTTGTTCAGGTTTCCAATCATGTCGTCTTAATGTTTGATATATTTTTTCAACATTAAATAATCCCATTGTAAACCAATGTTTTGGTATTAGTGTTGAATTTTCTAACCAACAAGGTTCTATAAATTCAATATCACCTTTTTCATCACAATATCTACTAGATTTTTGAGCAAATGAGCACAAACGATGTCTAACCAGCTCATTCGCTATTGATCTTGAAGTTATAAATTTAACTGTTAAAGTCTCATGTACATTTCTTTCAAGTTTAGATACAAGTAATTTTTGACCTAATACTGGATACCAATCATTCCCATTAATCCAATCAAATTTACTTGTTAAAAGTGGAGGTAAATTATTCTTAATAGATTGACATAGTTTTCTAATAATATTATTTTGTGTACAATAATTAGTTATATATTCAATATATTCAAGAAATTCAATTGCTGTTCTTGGATTAAAAGATAATAAACACCTTGTATTACTAATTGTAATATTAAATCCTTTATAAAAAGGTTTATGTGCATAATTAAGTAATTCAATAAGTAATTCTTTATCTACATTTAAAATAATATTTTCACCAAACTCCAACATCGCATAATGTTTTCTTTCAAGTAAATTAGTAACTAACTTAATTGCACTACTATTATCCTCTGATATTTTATCAAAGGATTGATAGCAAGTACGCGCTGCTAATTCTATATCTTTTAAAGAATTATTATTATTTAATATCTTATAACTTTGTTTAATTAATTTCATAATGATTTAAAATTCTAGGTAAAGGTATTTCATTCATTGGTAACCAGTATGTATATTTATCATAATCATATTTATTATCTTCATCAAATACAACACTCATTTTTGTGCTTAATTCCCAAAAATCTTCTTCACTATTAAACCACCAGATATTATTTGTATCTTCTGGCAATCTCTCTTTTGTAGGAATAGGTCTCATTCTATTAAGTTATTATTTATTAATTCACCACGTTCATATCCTTTAAACAAATAATCCCAACAAAAAGTAAATAAATAATCCATAATTTCTTCATGGTTATTTTTTTGCTCATACAATTCTTTAATTTTTTGTTCTAATTGATAGGGAATATCGAGTTCTTTTGTAATGGTTTCAGTATAAATATATTTCATTTATTTAATGCTGCTTCAGCTTTAAGCGATGAATAAGAAACATCATCTAACAAACTATCTTTATGTACATCACCACTATTAGTAAAATACCTTACATTTTTAACACACTGCATAAAAAACCAACCTTCTACTTCAGTTAGATTATGACCTGTAGGTATATTAAACATATCTACAATTTTCTGCATACTTCTTTCTTCACCAGAGTCATAATCTTTTCCTCTTTCTTTTAAAAGATTAAGAGCTTGTTGTAATATCCCTTCTGCTGAATAATCTACAGTACTAATCATTACCAGTTTGTAAATTTAAAATCATTGTAATCATCTTTATCTAAGCTAACATTATGTTCATTATCTAATTCTTCATCTAACAATGAAGTATTAGCTTCTTCAATTACTTGTGTAAAAATAACAGTATTATCATTATTATCTTCTGAATAATTAAACTCTACTATTATTTTTTTATCTTTTTGATTTACATAAATAGCATTAATGTCATAACAAATACCTAATTCGGCAGTTATTTCAGTAAGTTCTTCGATAAAACTATCTGCTATATTTTGATCTTCCATTTATTTATAATCAGTTAAATATTTTAGTAATATGTCAGCATCATTAAATACTTCCCAAGCTTCTTCTCTTCCCCACCTAACTATTTCTACATTAGCAATTTGTGTTAGATCAACATAAATATGTTTACACCAACATTCTTTTATTTCCCATTTCTCCATTTATTCTCCCAATAAGTGATAATTAAATTTCTCTTCGTTTTCTTTTATGTTAAAATCTAATTCACCTTCTAAAGCATTAGGGTGAATTTCTTCTTCTTTCATCATAAATTCTTTAGCTATTATTTTTTTAAATTCATCTTTATAACTATTATCTTTTTTTAATAATTTCTTAATTGAATTATTATTTTTAATAAATAAGAAATCAATTTCAGAACTATTAAACATATTACTATATTTTGATTTCTTAAATTCTTCAAATGATAATAGACATGTATTTGGTATTTTAAATACAATCATGTGATATACACCATGTAAATCATATCTATAATCATTTTCATAATAAGAATAATTTCTTAACTCATAAAGATAATGATAAAAATCTACTCCTTGTGCATAAGTAGTTTTAACATTGACAAGTATAAATAGATGATTTGAATATTTTATATCTGATTTCTCTAATACTAAATCACCTATTCCTATACCTACTTTAAATAATGAAGTTATTATTTTAAGAAAATTATTACCATAATATCTAACAATAGGATAAAGATATTTTCTTGTTTTATTAATAACTAAAGAATTTTCTTTAATTATCATAATTATATGGTTCTGTTACCCAGCTTAAAAAATCACGTTCATTTTCAAAACTTTGATCATCGTGTTCTGGTAATTTTGAAATAAATTCATAAAAAGTTCCAAAATAACTATCATCTATCCAACAATTATTAAATTCACTATAAGTTATCATTTTCTCCTAATATTACAGGTTCATCTTCCCAAGTTAATTTTTTACCAATTATCTTTTCAATAGTATCAGAAGGCAAGAGTTCTTGTACATAATAAGCACTTACATCTGTATACCAAAAACCACTTTCTTCATATCCTCTAATTGGTTTAGGATAATACATTCCTTCGTGTCCATCTTCATCTACTGCTAAATAAATCATTTCTCCACCTCCGACCAGTCTAATTTGGCTCCGCATACATGGCAAAATATATCTACTTCGTATGCAGTTGATCCACAGACGCACGCATACCGAAACGGCGTATCCTTTACTTCAACTACTCTTGGAACCTGCGCTTCCAGCTCGGCGTTTTCGGCTTCAAGCTCAACAATGCGCTTTTTCAACTTAATAAATGCTGATAATCCGATAGACTCCATGTCAGCGTTGTGTGCTTTCGCCAAGTCAAGTAAAAGAGTGTTCACAATACTTTTATAAATCTTACTTTTTTCAACAAGTACCCTTTCAAACTCGTTCATATCAATTCTTACTTAACATTATTAAACGAGTATTATATTTATCAATTAAATAAATAGTATAAAATAGATTTCTATTAATATTATCTTTAGGATTATATAGTTTAATTAAGACTTTCATTTATTAATCTATTATTGATATTATCATAAGATTCATTAGCAATCCATTCTACTTCACTTCCTACTAAACTAACACCAGATTGAGTTTTATCTCCATGACGTTCCCATACTATAACATAATCAATAGGTACAGAAACTCTTAGTTTAGATATCAACCTATCATAGGGAATACTCTTTGTTTCTACTTCAAATTCAAATCTTTTCATTATTCTTTAGTTATAATTTTAATAAAGTCATCCAGAGTAGTAATTACCAAGGTATCTTCTTCAACTCTTTTCTTACCAAATGGAAGTTTCTGATGTATTATTATTTTAGGAAAGGTTATTTGTAAATCTGTCTCTGGAAAGTTAGCAGCAAGAAGTTCCTTCATCTCTGAAAGAACCTTGCTATAGGAAAGACCTTTTTGTACTCCATCTTTACATTGTATGTTAAATGGAATACCCCATATATCTACCTTACTTTCATCAAGTAATCTACTTGCTTGACGTGTAGTTTTTACTTTTGTATAACTTAATTCTCTAAATAATTTACATATATCTCTTTCAAAATTATGACCTCTTCTTCTATTATTAGAAGGTTTTCTTAATGCCATAATTTAAAATTCCTGTGGATAAGACATAGTTGTAGTATCTGCTATATCTACATTAGTTGGTAAAAATTGATCAATATATTCTTTTAATTTAACTTGATTCATTAACTTTGTTTTTTCTATTAAATTATCGAAAATATAATGATTAGGATTTTGTGTATATAACACATTCTTTACTCCTGCTTCTTTATATATTTTGATATATTTAATAAAAGGTCTCATTAAATATTGTATATCAGGGTCAGAATTAACAAGTAATACTGCTGTATCTATATTAAAATCCTTATGTAATTCTTGATCTCTACTATTACATAGAACCATTAATATTGTTGGTTTAATATTAGGGTCAGCAGTAAGTAATTCTTCTAAATTAGTTACATTATATGTATAGATTAAATGACTTTTAACAAATATAGGTAGGAATGTATTATTTATTTTTACATTTACATATGTACCACTAATATTTTCATTTATATTTATTATTGATAGTACGTTATTAATTCCTGCTGTAGGAAATCTTTGAAGAGTGTGATTAATTGTAGGAAGATAAATGAATTTATCTTTATTAATGACTCCATAATTAAATATTCTCCAAGCATAATAAGGAATCAATTTACTATATTTTAAAGATATTCTGTAATCAGAGGGGAGAAAATAAAGAGCATCATTATTCACAAGTAATCGACTACTGATCCAATCAGTATTAATAAAATCGGTCATATTTTAATCGTTTTATTAATACTCATTAGTGGGGTATATGTTTCATAAAAGAAAGGAACTTGTTTATGACCATATACTTTTGATGATATATTACTAAGATAATTAGTATAGATTTCACTAATAAGACCTGCTATTTTCATTGCAAGATATCTTGTTTGTTTAAATGTACACGGTGCATCTTCAATTAAAGCATCATCACATATATGATTAGTCCTGTATTCTTTTTTAGCAACTTCATCATCACCAAGAATAGTAAATATTTGAATTTGTTCTGCTGTTAATCTGCCATCAATAAAAATACATTGTTTTTTATTAAATGAAAAAATACTATTATTAAGATGTTCACACCATTTTTCAAATACTATCTTTCTTGCTTTCATATTATCAAATCCACAAATAACATGATTAAAATCAATATCGATATTTTCTTCTATCTTATCAGTCCAAACATTAATAGTGGTATCACAGAAAGATTTAATATTTTCTTGTAAAGCATGTGTTTTAAATTCTCCTTTTTTAGCTTGCTCACTAGTATAGAACTGTCCTCCTAAATTATGCTCTTCCAAAGTATCATAATCACATACTATTAGATTCTCACAACCAGCACTTGCTAATGCTAGAGCAGTCCAGCTGCTAATACCTCCTGCCCCACATAACAATATTTCTTGATTTCTAATAGTTTCAAACCAAGGAGCATCTTTAAATCTTGTATATTTACTTTCTACTTCTTGTTCTATTTCTAACATATTTTTTGTAATTTTATATTTTCTTGAATAATATTATTACACGCATCTTCGATTAATTGTGTAGCAATGGGAAAATCTTTTTTATTATTTTTACTATTAATAAATGACATTAGTTGAATAAGATCATTAACATATATAGCTTGATCTTCATTATTAATAATTTCATTTACAAAATCAAAATAAGAAGAGAATAAACAAATACACAAATTGCTTTTAAATTCATCTCTATCAACGGTATTATTCTTATAGTATTTATTAATATCAGTTAATATTCTAGTCAACGAATAATTTATTGCGATATTAACATTAGAATAAGGTGTAAACGCATTAACTAAAGCATCTTTAATAAAATTAAAAAAAGCGTTTTCTGTTGTGCTGATTTTATTTAAAATTGTTTGTTTAAGATTTCCTGATACTTGAATATTATGTTTAGGATTTAAATAATGCTGATCAAATAAATCAGGTTGTATATGAATACTATTATCAAATTGTTTAATCCTATGATTCCGATTATTGTCATTTTGTATAGCATGAATACTCTCTATCTTAATCTTTTCAATACTATTAAGAAACGTTTTATCAAAAGATGTCTGTTGATTTTCAAATATAATCTTAGGAGTAAATACTAACATTGTTTGTTTAGGTTCTTCTGCTCTATTAATAGGAATACTCTTCCCATCAACATCAACAAAACTACCTTCCATCTTCCTATTAAGATTACAACCTACCACAAACTTAGCATTATATTCTTTCTTGTTATTAGTAATAATAGATAGATAACCATTATGGTTAAATACATTATCTTCTAATTCTTCGTTATCTGTATTACTAAAGAATACGTTCATCGAATTATGTGAATGCACATGGAGTAATCTAAGTGTATAATATTCACTTGCTTTAACTTTTCTCTCTTCAGCTAAATTCTTCATATATTTTTGTACTTCAGGACCAAATTTGTAGTCTGTATGTATAGAACTACCTTTATCCATAGGTATAATATCAAGTGCTTCAATAAAGAACTCTTCTTTACTTACTTCTTCTTTATTATCAAATAGTGAAGTTATACTACCTGTAATTTTATAAATACCAATACCACTCCATTCTACGGTATTGATTTCTTTACATAAATATTCTGCTTGTTTGTAAAAATTATCAGAAATCAGAAGCAGTGGTTTTGCTTTCATCACTATTGTTGATAATTCTACTCTTGGTATTGTTGAGGTCGGTAATATATTCATTTAATATTCTTTTAATTATATGTGGATGAATTACTTTAATTAGTTTTTCATCACGGTTTATCATGTTATCTTTATCAATTAATCTACAAGGTATTTTATAATCTCTAAAAGGAAAATAATATGTTTCTAATCTTTTTATATGTTCATTACTAAAATAATGTGCATCAATTGCATTTCTACTTATTACCCAATAATTATTATTTTGTTTATGTGAACATAATCTCTCATAAAAGAGATGGTTATATTCATCATAAAATAATACTTCTAATTCTTCATTATATTTATATCTAATTTTAAAATTAGCGTTTAAATATAATTTAATAACTCCTTCTTTGATTAGTTTTGTTATATACTCATAAATATTTTTTTTATTTCTATTTATTATAAAAAAATAATCATCAAACTTAACAATATGTTTTATATTACTATTACTACCAGCATATATGTTATCAATTTTACGATATGGCCCTCCTTCTAAACTTTCATATTCCAAATAATTTTTAATACTTTTAAAAAACAATAACCAATTATTAATATTTAATTGTTTGGAAGTATTTGTATTTAATTGATATGTAATATTATTAATACCACCATATCCTAAACAAAAAGGATCAAACTCAAAAGTATTATCTTTGAGTTTTTTTTCTAACTCAGCTTGAGTAAGAGGAAGCCCTTTTATCATTAGTTCATTCCAATTACCCCATAACCTGTTTATTTGAGCATTTAAATGAGAATGACAATAATTACTACAAGCTTCGTTTTTAGATAAAGATAATCGTGTTCCTAATAATGTTCCTATAAGATATTTATCTAAAGAACTATTAAAGGTTATAGGAATCCTCACAATTATATCATAAATGACATGTTTTTTTTTCTGTCTATTTGTAATATTAATAATTGGAAAATAGATATCAATGACATAATTACATTCATTTTGCTTTGTTATTTGAAAAGTATTTGGATAACAGTTTCTTAATGTTTTTAATATAATTTTTAATATTTCTTGTTGATTTTGTTCATTCATTAATTTAAAATTAAAAAAAAGCTAATAAAAATTAATCTATTAGCTTTTTTAATATTAATATTGATCTTACTATTTTTTACTTGATATATCCCAGCTTCCTACCAAAAGCTTCAAAATCAACTTTTTTATCAACAAAAGAAGTTGGATTAAGTTTCCGATTAATATCAGTCATAATATATTCATTGGTATATTCAAAATAATATCTATCGTCTATGACTCTACTTCTAAAGAAATTAATGAGATCGTCTGTAGTAGGAATTACTACTGTTGTTTCTACTTTAAGAGGAGTGACTTCATCTCTTTTATTATTTTTTTTATCCCATAGATCAACAAGTCTATTCAATTCTAAAGTTGATTTCTGAGTATAATTACCAAAATGTTCTATAGCTTCATTATAAAGCTTTCTTAAAGTCTGAATCCTTACTTTAGCATCAACATAAGACAATGCCCCACTTTTTGTAGTCTTGGGATATATAAATAATGCAAAGTCTCCTTCTGGAAGAATATCATTATTAGACCCATAAATTTTTTCAAATTCATCAGCAATAACAGATGTATTCCAAGGATATTTCTCAGAACCAATTGCTTCTTTGATTTGACCAAGTGTAGTAGCTGAAATAGCAACATTGTATTCACCACCATTAACTCCACCAGTACTATAAACCGTAATTTTACGCATAATTATTATTAATTATTTATTGTTTTATTTAACCAATTTTTGGTTTTTATTTTACCTTTAAAACAATACATGTCTGATATATCTTTCAAATGAGATTTATCAGATTGTATTATTCTTGTTTCTTTATTTATTGACTTACTTAATTTATCAGCAGCAAACATGCCTGCTTTATCATTATCATAAAATATTATAATGTCAATAAATGATTCTAAAAAGGAATTTAATTGTATTGGAATTACACCTTCGTTCTGTAACCAGATTACGTTATCATTTAATAAATTATATAATACTCTATGATCTTTATATGACTTAGTTATTATAATGTTTTTACTATCGTCATTGTAACTACCGTTAATGTGATCTTTGGGTATATTAGATAACCATTTACTTTTCTTACTTTCTAAAGGAGAATATATTTTAAACTTATCTTGTGAAGATATGGCATAAGTTATACTTATGGGAGTTACATGTTTTAATATATTATTCTTTCTATAGGCAAATTGTGATATAGGGAATACATTATCTTCTTCTAATTGTAATGTAGTTATACCATATCGTTTAGTCCAGTAATTTATATCTCTATCTTCCCAATTTCTTATTAATGGATATATAATAGTAGGAACTTTGATAATTTCTTTATAAAAATTTATTTTTTGTTCATCATATTCAAAATCAAAATTATTTTTAAAATAATTAAATAGTTCTATTACTGTTAAATTATATTTCTTTTTAATAGAACCAATTGCATCTACTGTTCCATCAACCCAATCAACAAAATAAATATGTCCATTTATATTTTTAAAATAACAATTTGGATTATTATCTTCTCTAAATGGACTTAGATATTTTTTATTTAAATCAGGAACTTCTCCAAATACACTTTTAAATATAGTTTCCTGAGAAACATATTTATATATTTCATTTAAACTATTGATATGGATATCAGGAACAAATTTCATGTTTTTACTAAGTTAATTTTTTACCAAATAATATTAGTTGGTACTTCAGGTAGAGCTGTTTCACCCAAACCTAAAGAACTAAATGCTGACTTCTGTTGTTTAGCAAAATTACTCTTCATAAACCAATCACTTCTAACAAAAGGATGAATATTGTTTGCTGCATCAGTATACCTCAATGATTCACCATCAATTTTCTTCCATTCACCTGTCTGATGCGTAGTAATAAAAGCACCATGTTTAATTGCTCTTGGTACTTCGAGGAAAGTTACTTCTTTGCCTTCTTTGAGATTCCATTGATACTGCAAGAAGATATCAAGGGCAATAGTAGTATAGTTCTTAGGTAGAATAGTAGTTAGAATTTTTACAAATTCATTAAATCCTACGTCTTTGGTGCCAATTGCTTCTTTAATCTTCTCAATAGATACAAGTGGTTTGAAAATGTGTACAAGAAGTCCAGCAAGTTCACTTTCTGCTTTCTTTAGTGCTTCTGTATATTCAGGTGTACCTTCAGAAAGTTCACCATTCTTATCAAACAATTTATTTATTGGAAATACAGTATAGAAAATAGGATTAGCATCACCCTCAATTAGAAATTCAATTTTTAGAGCATCTACTGGGTCATTAACCCATTCAATCTTTGTAATATTACCTTTATTCAAACCAAAATGTCTATTACTTTTTGGCTTAACTTCATCTGTTGTAAAAATCATAATATTATATTTATTAATTATTTATTAGTTATTAACTTCTTCCATTTCTGGAAACAAAATTTGCTGATTTACATTAATTGGTTCAGTAAGAGCATTAATATATGGATTTAAAGATACTTCTGTGTTTTTACCATTAGTAGGATCATTTTGTACTTCACCTGTAATAGGGTTAAAATCAAGATCATCTATAATTTCAAATGAATTAGCTTTTCTTGCTCTCAATCCTTTAATTTTAGGATGAGCAAACAAATTTTTCATTTCTCTTTTATCAAGAGAATAATATTCTTGAATACCTTCCCTTGTCACGCCTTTATTGAGCATTGTAATAATATTGCTCAAATTAATTTTCTTCTTTTCTGTCATTTTATTTAAATATTTTATCCCAATAATAAGTTAATTCACCTTTTTCATTACTTTCTGCAATAACAATTTCTTTTCCTCTAATATGTAATGGTCTTGCTTCAACAACAAAATCACTATCACCATTAAAATTAATCATTGTTTTATTTTCAAATCTATATACATAACCAAGAGCATCAGCATCAGCACTAATGATTCTTTCAAGTTTACCTGTTAAATCTATAGTATTCTCAGATAATTCTTTACCTTGTTTGTTGATAGTTTTATCTTTAGTGTGACCTAATAGAATAAAATACTTAAATAAAGATTTAAAATCATCAATAATTGATTTATACGCTTCTCTTACATATAACCATCCTGCTCCGTTAGGTAAATTTCTTACATCACCAGTAAAAGTTTTACCCATCGGTGTTTGATTATAGAGTTTTGTTGCTAATGGTAGTACAACATCTTCTAATTTAGTAGCTGTATCTAATACTCCATAAGTATACATAAAATCTTTTTTTTCTTCATTAGCTTTTACAAGTGAATCTTTTAAATCTTTTAAATCCATTAAAGAATTTATTTTTACAGATGCACATTCTAAATAATCAGTTCCGTTTTCAAGATCAATATGTAAAGCGTTATCTAATGCTGCTCCAATAGTTGATTTACCACATTTAGGCTTTCCAAATAGAATTAGAAATTTAGGATTTTGTTCTATAGGTTTACTTTTTTTAGTTGGAAGATTCATTTATTTTTTCCTACTACAATAATTACATTACCCATTTATCTTTTTCTTAATAAGTTTTTTGTTATAAAATACAATATCTTTTCGTCTTTCTTTATTATGCCTTAATCTTGCTGAAGATGTCCAAGAATTAGAATTACCACATTTATCTTGCCATGTTAATATTTCTCTACAAATCCAACCAATATCTTCTTTACATATACATGCCATTTCATCAAGAATAACATTAGTTTCTATAAGTCGTGCGTGCCACTTTTTATTTATTCTTGTAACTTTAATATACATCTATATTTGTTTAAAATAATTTACATTACCAAACATTTGTGTTTGTAGATGTTTAGGACATTCAGTATCTCTACTATATACAAGATGAATACTTCTATAATTAGGATATTGACTAATATCTACACCAAAATGTCTATCAAGATTGTATTTTTCATCTTTAGGATTAAAAAGTGTAATCAAAGTTGTACAATCTTCACCAAAGTTGCCGCTATCCTTAATGTCTTCTGCTGTAGGATATATAGTTTCTTTATTAAACTTCATTCTTTCTACAGAAGCAATGTTTCTATTAAGATGAATTACATTAACAAAAGTATAACCAAATAAGTTTTTCATTTCAACTTCATATGATGACATTTTATCTATATTTTCTTTCATAGAGAAACCTTGTTGTCTTTGAAGTCTTCTTGCATGATCGAGTATAAATATTACCATCTTTTCAGGATCATCAGGTTTATAACCACATACTCTTTTCTTAATTACATCTACACCATTCTCTTTAATAGTATAATCTTGATGAATTAATTTACCGTTGTTTTGTGCATAGTTATAAATATACTTTTGAATACCGGTTGGATTAGAAGATTCTTCAATAAAATCAATTACACCTTCTTTGATTCTATTACCTTTATCATCATATTCACCAAATAATGGAATTAATTTTTCATTATAAATTTTAAAAAGTTTCTCATTATGACTTGCTTGAATAGGAATAATAACATCATTTTCATCTTTTAATCTACCAGATAGATATCTTGGTGACATCTGATATTCTTTACCTTTATGATTAAAACTACTAATACCAAATAATTCATACATAAAATAAGCAGCAAACTTAAATTCTTTTTCGATTCTACTTATTTCTAATGAATAATATATCCAATGAACATTAGACTTACCTTTTACTATCATTTCTTCATAAGGTTTAAGAAGAAAACAAAAGTCTACAAAAGTTGTCTTACCACATTTTGGTTCAGAGGCAATTGTGATTATACTTTTCTTTTGAATACCATCAATAGCTAAATCTAATTTATGTAATCCTGTAGTTAATCCTATATTCTTACCAGCTTGACCTTCGAGAAATCTTTGTTTAAAATTCATAAATTAAAATTATATTTTTTAAGAATCTTATCATATTCATTTCTTTCTTTAATAAATTTTTTCCAAGCAATTAATAATTCTTCTGGGATATCAAAAATATCCCACGTACTAGGCTTTACAAACATAACACTCGCAACCTGATGTAATTGAATTAATTCTTTTAGAGTAATATTATCCTTCATATAACCCATGTAATCCACAAGTATTTAGAATTTTATTTAAATCAGATTCTGTTAGTAAAGTATGTACATGTTCTAAGCATGTATATAACTTTTCAACAGTTTTATCACACTCTTCTTTAGATTTATTTTTACTCCAAGCTCCCCAATCACCATCATCTACATTACCAATATAAAATCTAACTGAGTATTTTTTATCAAAAAATGAGGTATATATACTTACCCAAAGAATACCTGTATCATAATCATGTAATTCATCAAATAATCCTTTGTGAAATAAACCACAATATCCTTTTTTGGTTTTCTTTAAACCAAATAATTTAGATACTTCACTTGTAACATGATAAGGATTCTTTTCTAATTCTTCTTCTATATTATAAATCATTTAATTCTTTTCTTATTTGAAGTTTAGATAATTATCTTGCTTTATGTTTCCAGACTTTTTTACCTTTAATAATTTTAGTAAAATTCTTAGGTAACAATCCATCCCAAAGATGAACAATTTTCTTGTTTATATAATGTACTCCATAAGCTTTCATTTACATCATATCAAAAGTTTTAATAGTTGGTTCAGATTTATTCATTTCAAGAAATTCTTTCAATCTGCTTTGACCATCAGGCCCATTCTTTTTAATAAAATAATCTGCTCTTTGTAGATATTTAGCATCATTAATAGTATCAATATATGCTTTAGTAGCGGCTATAACTTCATCACTTCTTACACTAGGGTTTTCAATAAAGAACTTAATCATCTTCTTCTTAACCATATCATAAGTACCCGCAGTATCTTTTCTTATATCCCTAAATAGCTTTTGATAATCATATAACCAGCTCCAATTATCTTGAATAATTTGATTTTCAAATAAGGGTGTATACCAGATAATATTTTCATTCTTTACATCATATTCAAATATACCTGAAGCATTTAGTTGTTTAACTGTTACTTGTATTAACGGACAAGCATCATATATAGCTTCATAGTCTACATTATAATATATACCTAATAAACAGAGAAGACCAGAATTAACACCTATATTCTGGTCTTCAAAGATTTCATATATCCTATCATTTATTTTCTTTTCATTCACAATCTGTATTATTCATATATTCAATTAATTTATTTGTATAATTTATACCTAACTTAAAAGCATCTTCAACATTATCCCCAACATAATTACGAACAACAAATGAACCTTCTTCGATTTTAGCTTTGATTAGATAAAAGATATCCCATGTTACTGTCATTCAAGAATCTCCCAATCATTTTGTGTAAAGTCTGGCATTAATTTATGATCATAAGTACACGGTGATGTTTGACAATTTCTACGGCCATCATAATCTATATAATATAGAAAAGTGCCTTTTTCATTTTTAATTTTAATTTTTTTATTGTCTCTATACGCCTTTAGTGCTTCTACGCCATCAACTAAAATGGGAACTTCTTCATATACTAATTTTAGAAAATTTTCAGATCTAAATTCTGCTGTTCTAATAAACCCGTCTTCTTGTTTATATACAAACTGTTTACCAGACACATAAACCACTTCATATTTGTAACAATTATTTAGCTTGACAATGTCACCAACTTCTAAACTACTAACTGCAACATATTTTTCGACTTTCTTTTTCATATTTAATTTAACTCTTTTTATTAAACGAACCCACCTACCGTACGCCTTACTGCTCCAGTTCTGGCTCCCACTGTAGAAACCCTGGCGCCATGCGCTATCCGCACCGACCTCCGTAGAACTCCAGTAGAAGCCGTAAACAAAACAGCCAACAACACCTCTCTGAAGATAGAGCTGATTTAACTCCTCCTTGTTCGGTAAATACCAGTCGCAATCTTCATTTGTAAAGATCATAGCATCATTCCACGTATACAACCCCTTTCTATCAAAATCTTCTGCAACTAGCACTTCCTTTCCATCTGTTGATATCAAGAAGATGATTCCACCTTCATATTTATCGCCTATTTTCATATAACATTTAAGTTTTTAGTTACATCATTAACCCATTCTACATCAATAGTATCTTGCATACATAAGATATAAATTTTACTTATTTTATTCTTGTCATCACTTAAACGAAGTGTTCTACCTATCTTTTGAATAAGAACTAAATCACTAGTATTAACTTGAATAATAATAGCATTATCAACATCGTTTAAATTAACACCTTCATTAAGAGCATTAACACAAGATAAAGTATCAATTTTACCTTCTCTAAAAGCATTTAATGAATCACTATTTGTTTTAGAATGGTAAGTATTAGCACACATTAATCTTGCACTATCAATAGAATTACAAAAGATTAATGTTCTTTCGTGATTAACATACATATGCTTTAAATACAATGACATAGCAGCTTTAAGTTTACTTTCACATGTACCAAGAAATCTTGCTCTTTGTAGACGTAAATGTTTTAATCTTGTTCTTAATCCTGGATGAGTATGGTGAGATAATGCAATTTGTGTAGCTATTTCATTAATTACTCTTGTTAGATATTGATATTGATTGTATTCAGTAGTCATAAATGGTTTAAACTTATTACCACCTTGTACATTCTTAGTTACTCTATCTAATTCAACAGGTATTATTTTAATTTCATAAGGAGCTACTAAACCTTTACTAACAGCTTCATCTAAAGACATATTAGTAACAATATTAAACTTATATACATCTAATAAATATTGTTTCATCTTATCTCTTGGATAAGTTGCTGTCAACCCAAGTGCTTTATGTATAGTATTATTTTCTAAGAAAGAGGAATTAAGTTCACTGATTTTATGCAGCTCATCAAACACAACTAAATCAAATTCTTGATCTTTTATTTTAGATATAGAAGCATAGCAGATTAATTCAATAGTTAAATCAGAAGATATTTCCCATTTTTTTAATTCATTAGGCCAATCAATATCTCTTAATTGTTCTGTTGGTACAACTATTAATATTTTAATAAAAGAAAAACATTCAAATCTTTGTTTAATATAATCAATAGCACATTTTGACTTTCCCACCCCCGTAGGAAGTAATAGAAGATTATAATCTGACTTAGAAGTTATAATATCAGTTACTATTTGTTTTTGTATTTGATTTTTAGTCATCTTCTACATCTTCTCCTATTAATAGTTTATTAGCTTTATCAATGTAAAATTCATAATTGATATTTGTAAATAAATCTTTTTTGATTTGTTCATTTAAATAATTACAAGGTGTACATAGATAATCTTTCTCAATATTAAATCTTCTATCTTCACTCATTAACTTGATAAGAGTATATCCAGTATTAGTTACTAAATATCTTGTAAGTCTCGGTAATTCAATAATTTCATCATTACCTATACCAATTAAACTTGAATCTTTATTGAGTTTAGTTCTTAAAAAGAAGTCAAATATATCTGTATGATTTCGTATAAATTCTTCAACAGGAGTATTATATAAATAGAATGCTTCTACTGCTTTAGGAACTATTAGTTTACTATGATTCTTATGTAATTCAGGATGAGTAGTATATGCACCTTTCTTTTTGATTTTACCATCATCAAATATTCCTATATAATTGTTACAATTTGCAATAATTAATTTATCATAAATAGCATATTCAAGATTAAGATTTGTAAGTCTTTCCCATTCTTTACATATAGAATAATAATGATCTATTTCTGATCTATGAATAAGTAATTCTAATCCATCAGTGTTTATCATTAATAATTTACTATTTTCTATTTCCATTAATTGTTCAGATAACATACTAAGAAGTAACTGTCCATTAAGGGTAATTGACATTGTAAATTGTGGATCATATAATATAGAATGAGTAGAATTAGATTTTCCATATGCCAGTGTTGTTATCTCAAGTACTATTTATTACTTGATTCTATATATTTCTATATAGCTCAGACTATATCTTTACCCAATTATTTTGGGTAATGGACGCTCGTGTCTCTATTATATTCTACCTTAGTAGTTTCAAGAGTTAGTCGTTGCACCTTCATTAGACTTTTAGACTAATGCTTGGCTCAGTATTACCATATTTTTCAACTTAGGCTTTCACTGAATTCATCCATTGCTAATCTATAGATTACTCTATAGAAGGGCGTAATTTATATTTAAAAATAAGTCCTTTATATGTTTTTTGTGTTTTTACTGCTTTATTAATATTTACTGATTGTAGTAATTTAATAGGTTTACCTTTATGTTCTGATTTGAATCTTGATATAATAGGTAAATTATTATGATCTGTTAATGACCATTCTTCTAAATCTTTACTACTTCTCCAACAACCAAGTAAATTATTATTTATATCATAAACTTCAATTTCTGGTAAATTAATTCTTTTATTTTCTTTAAAGTTTTCTCTATAACCTTTATTTATCTTTGGAACTTTTAAATGATCTGTGGATATATATTTTTTACCTTTATTCCAAGGTTCTTTGTTTCTATTAATCTCTTTAAGATGATCTAATTCTCCTGAAGCATATTTTCTTAACATAGTTTGTCTACGTTTTTCTATACTTTCTTTAGAAAATTGACTACCACCAGTTGCAAAAGGATTAATATTATATAAATTTTCAAAATCTTCTTTATCTATATAATATTGTTCTTTTTCTAATATATTTGATTCTAATTCTTCTAAAATAATAAATTCAAAATTTTCTTCTTTATATTTGTTCCAAGCATATTGAAGATGACTATTTTTGTGTTTATTATTTTTAAGTTCCCATTTATGAAGATTCCATCTTTTGATAAAATTTTCAGTAGTTGATCCAATATATTTTTTTAAATTGATTTTATTTATAATACTGTAAACACCTTTCATATTTTATTATATTTAAGTTATAGATATAACTCAATATAATAAAACTTTCTTTAAATACAAACTATTTTCACCGTTTAAAGCTAATTTATATAATCCATTTCTACTATCTGATTTAGGATATTTTTTTCTTTCTTCATAAATAGATTCATATATATCACAAAAGGTTTCTCCTAAATGTTGAGGATATAATCTATTTCTAATAGCAATATTAGGATATAATGAACTAACATCACATGACATTATTACATAATCAATATCACTTATAAATATACCTTTTTCAGCACCATGTAATCCCCCAGTTCCATAGGTAAATTCAAAATCTTTATATAATACATTAAGTTTTTTAAGATATATTTTTTTAAACTTAATAATATTAATATTAGGTTTTAAATGTTCTATTTCTTCTAATGGTATTTCAGTAAATACATTCTTAGTTCCTTCAATAGTTTTACTTTTAAAATATAAAAGTAAGTTATTAAAAGCATCTGAATTAAATATTATATATGAAAATATGATATCATTAATAATAATATGATCTCTATATGTTTGACCTAAATTTTCTTTATTAAGATTTATAATTAATTTATTATTTAATATAAATTCACCAATTTTGGCATCATTATAATTAAGTAAATTAGTATTATAAACAGAACTTGATTTAAATCTATCTTGTATATTTTGATGACTTAACTTACATAAATTGATAGTAGCTTCAATATCATTACCACAATAAGTTCTAACTACTTTCATCTCATCTTCTGTTAATATAGCAGTATGTTCATAAGGTAATTCTTGAACATTATCCATTCTCATAGCAAATTCTAAAGCCTTGAGTGAACAACTTCTATTTTTATTATCGTAATGATTAAGTTTAAGTAAATCTAATTGAAGGATTTTATTATTAGGATGTACAAAAGAGGATTTTATTAGTTGATTAGCTTTCTTCTTTAAGTTATTATTAAGAACATCAATAGACATATTAGGATATCTCTTCATCAAATCTTCAAAGTGATTTAATAAAGGCCAATCAAATTTGAGATTATTGAATCCAATCATTAATTGATTAGTATTATTAAGATATTCTAATAATTCTTTTCTCTCATCTTTGGTTGGACTTATTTCATAACTAAAGGTTACACCTTTAGTTATATTCCTACATAATATATAAAAGAAGTTAATGAATACTTCAATATCATAAACTATCCAATCCATTATTCCTCTAATGTATATAATTGATGTGCATAATTTACTTTAGTACCATCTGATAAAACAAAAGTAGGTTTCCATAATTTAATTATATAAAAAGAAGTTGGTTCTATAATTACATCGTTAAAACACATCAAGAAATGTTGTTCTATTTTACAACCTTTACGAATATAATTATCAAAATCTTCATATATAATATCCGTAATAACACTTCTTTTAATTTTACGATTTAAAACATCCGTTTCATATAAAACAGGACTACCTATTTTAAATATTTTTGATCTGTCATAATAATCTAATTCTATTCCTAAAGATAATTGTTTTGTTTCAATGTTGTATATGCAGTTTTTAAATTCGTGAAATCCATAACCATTGTCTATATACACTTTATATTTTTTATATGTAATTCTATTATCCCATATTGGAATAATTTCATTATTAGTATCTATAATACAAGGTATTATCTGATTTTTATTCATTTATTTGTACTTAGTAATTTAATATATAATTCTTTTTTTTCTTCGTCATTTATGTATCTTTTACATAAACTATTAAGAAGTATTATTGTATATAAGTCTTTACTCATAATTAATTTTGTATTAGAATAAATTTCTGATAACAAACCATTTTGTTCATTATTAAGTAATGTTATTTTTTCTAATAAATGTTTTTCACTAATCATTATTTATATAATGTTTTATTATTAATTTAATATCACCAGTAATACAATGAAAGAAATATTTAATGTTAATTATATATGATTTAATTTCATCTATAATTGCACTAAATAAATCTAATATGTTTGGAAATAATTTTATATCAGTTTTAAATGACCAAAGTATATCTGTTATTAATTTTTTCATTATGTATAATAAACATGTGGTTTATTTTCTAAAGGAAACAATACATCTTTTTCTAAATCTTTCATTTGTTTAATT